GTTTCTCCCGTCCGACGCCACAGGGACCGTTGCTGTTGACGGCAGCTACCGAGACGGGGCGGAAGTCCGAGTGGGAGATCCCGGTCATGGACTCGGGGGACAACCCCAAGGCGGATCTGACTGGGATGCCCGATTCCTTCCAGCTTTCTCGGATCTCTTTGGAGACCCTCCTCAAGGCCATCAAGGACGAGACCATCACGCTGGGACTCAGCTACATGGCATCCATCAAGAAGGGCTATCTTCGGGTCCAGGAGTCACGGGGAAGCGAAGGGGATGAGTTCCTGTTCATGCTGGCTTGGTGGAGAGAAGGTGAATGACCATCCCAGTCCTGACGGGCCTTCGATCCAAGTTGGATCGAGCCACTGGGCTTCGGGATGGTGTCCGTTCCCGCCTGGTTTCCACAACCGCTGACATCAAGCAGTTGGAGGCGGAGGAGACCCTGTTGGCCTTGGTGCAAACCTTGCTGCAACAGCTTACAGACCAAGAAGTTACGGTCGGTGTGCAGGCAGTAGAGAAGCTCCAGACCGAGGGTCTCCAAGCGGTGTTCGGGGATCAGGACTTGCGGGTTAAAGCCGAGGTAGACATTCAGCGGGGCAAGGTTTCGGTGGACTTGGTCACCATCCAAAAGCACCCTGAGGGCCACGAGGTAGAGGGCCTTAGTGGTGACGCCTTCGGGGGTGCCGTAGCGACGGTGCAGTCGGTATTGTTGAGGATCATCATTCTTCTTCGCCGGGGTCTTCGTCCGCTCCTATTGTTAGACGAGACGCTTCCGGCCTTCGATCACAACTACGTGATCAACATGGGTACGTTCCTTTCAGTTCTGTGTCGTCGGTTGGACATGGATATCCTTCTGGTCACGCACAACACGGCACTTGCCGAGGCGGCGGACCACGCCTATCGATTGGTACAGAAGGGTGGCGCTGTTAAAGTAGAGGCTGTACGATGACGGATACGATCAGAACCGCCGGGCAAATCCGCCAGCAGTTGAAACAGGTGCTGTTCCGGCATCTTCAGAAGCTCCTCAAGGCCAACTTCCGCAAATCCCCGGACACATGCCATTACCGCCGTCAGGAGAACCTGGGGGATACCGGGATGAAGGTTGGTGTTTGCCGATGGGATGGACCTGATCGTTCAAGGTCTCCCCGAGGTAAGTTGTGCGACTCCCGTGTTTTCGGATGTGCGGCGATGGCTGGATCCTGTGGCTGGTGGAAACCCTTTCGGGGCAAGGATGATATCAAAGCCGAGTTTAAGGATCTGATGACCAATGGGAGTCGGGGGCAGATCGCTGCTCTCTATCCTGATGTTGCGGCTTTGATGTGGGTGCTGGATGGGGTCGACGTGTCCCAAGAGGTGTTGGACGCCGAGAACGAAGCGGACCCACCTGGGTTGGAGACGCCCCCTGAGCCGGAGGTACCATGAGCAATCTGCTCCAGGTCGCCAAGTTCAACACAAAAGTGATGAGGAAGAAGGGGGCACTACCTCTGATGGTGGAGTTCAATGTTGCCTCGGAAAGTGCCCCCTTCCTGGTGACATCCAGTCAGGCCGTTGTGTGGGTGGAGGAGGCGCATCCAGGCGATCTGGTTAAGGCAGCAGTGAGGGTAGCAACCCCTGGTGATCTGTTTACCGAGATCATTCGGGCTGTCGCACGGAGGGGCCTCGCTGACCAGTGGGGGAATGTCCATCCTTTCACCATCAAGGGATTGGAAGCGGCGATGCAGCATCTCCAGTCCTACGACTTCCACGAGTTGGAGATACTAGCAGCCCCGGTGAAGAAACAGTCCAGTCGTCCCGCTTGGTTGCGGGCACTTCCTGTCCGTCCAGCATCGTGGGTGCCCGCCAAGTGGGCCGTCGTTGTCCCTAAGGATCGGGAGTATGTTGGGCTCATTGGACACCTGGATCCCAAACATCTCGTATCCGTTGTCCACAATGCCAGCAGGGGTATGGCCATCATCCGAACTGGACTCTAATGTCTGGGTGGTTGGCTACCGCTTTGGAACGGTGTTCCGTCACCCCGGAAGTAGAGGACTATTTTCTTGGCAGGGGTGGCAAAGAGGAAACCCTCAGGGCGGAGGGGATCACGACCTGGACCGCATCCGACGTGCCTCTCCCTGATCAAAAGTTTCAGTTTCGGTACGGCAGGTACGGCGAACGTCTCGACGGGATGTTGATCTGTCCGGTCCATTCCCCAAAGGGTGCTCTGATCGGATTTGAGGGGCGCTCTATCCACCGTAAGTACATCACGGACTACCGCCTTCCTGAGGAGAAATGGAACCCCTTCTTCCTGGGCACTCGGTCGGCTATGCCAGCGATCTGGGCTGGGGGCGACGTGTGGCTCGTGGAGGGCCTTTTCGACAAGTGTCCCTTGGAGTGGGCCGTGCCGCCTCAGGATGCTGTGCTGGCTACTGTTAGGGCGTCCCTGTCACGGAAGCACCTGGAGTTCCTGCGGAGATTCTGTAAGGGCCGAGTGCATTTAGTGTATGATCGTGACGAAACAGGGCGCAAAGCAACCGTGGGTTGGGTAGATGAGACAGGCAAGCGGCGAATGGGAGCTTTGGATTTGCTCCGCAGAGCCGGTTTGAACTGTAGCGACGTGTTCTACACAGGGGGCAAAGACCCCGGTGAGATCTGGGATAAGGGCGGCGCTGTCGCTGTCCGGGCCGCATTCAACAGAAGGAGTTGACATGGCTGAAATGTGGAAAGCAGGGGACGAGGTCATCACCATCGTCAAGGATCTTATTGCCAAGTACCACCCACACCTGGCGCTCGTGGATGACGAGATCGCCGTCGTCTTCAAGGAGAAGGCGTCGACCGTGGGGACCGTGGACATCATAGGGAAGACGGGTAAGGCCCCGGCGATCCTCTCGGTGTTGGGCGACATCAAGTGGAAGTTCCTCCTCATCCTGGCGGCGGACTCCTGGAAAGGACTGTCGGACAAGCAGCGGGTGGCTCTTCTCGACCACCACCTGTGTGGATGTCGAGTGGAAGAGAATGCCCAGACCGGGGCCACCAAGTGCTTCGTGGCCCCGCCTGATGTGGCCTTCTACAAGGGCGAGATCGAGCGGCATGGCGTGTGGCGCACCACCGGGACGCCCCCCAGCCCGAACCTCATCCAGGAACTCTTCGGGTCCGACACCCCGTAACCCGCAGGGACGCATACAAAGCGTCCCGAAAAGCCAGAGGCTAAGGGGGTCTCATTTCACTTGACACGAAATACCGCCCGCTGGGATATGACGATGTGCTGGGACAGGAGTCCTCCATCAAGATCCTCCGACGCTTTGTGGCAACAGGGAAGGGCCGTTATCAGTCCTACTTGTTCTGTGGCCCTTACGGCTCAGGGAAGACGACACTCGGGCGGATCCTGGCACGGGCGCTGCTGTGTGAACAGCCTACTCCCGAGGGAGATCCCTGTGACAAGTGCATCTCCTGTCAATCCATTTTGGAGTCAGGAACATCCTTGGATTTCACCGAGGTGGATGCAGCAACCAACTCAGGGGTGGCGGAGATACACAAGGTCGTAGAGTCCGTCCTTTACGATTCCTTCTCGGGACGGCGACGGTTGTTCCTCTTTGACGAGTGTTTCACCGAGAGCACATTGTTATTAACCCCTGATGGGTTGAAGTCGATTCGAGAGTTGGTTGAATCGGAGTATTCTGGCCAAGTGTTAGCCGCTGACTTGGATGAGGGGGATCCTCAATGGGTGTCTGTGGCAAATTGGTTTGTACAGGGTAAGCGCAAAACGGTCACGTTGACTTTTGATAATGGTGTTGAGATCACCGTTACCGAGACGCAGAAGATTGCGACCCGGAATAGGGGGTGGGTGACAGCCCAGGATTTGACTTCCGATGACGATGTGATAGAATGTCACGAGAGCGTCAAGGGGGTGAAGCATGGGTGATGATACCATTTTGTGCGCCTGCGGTTGTGGTACAGTTATCACAAGGCTTGGACTAAATGGGAAACCCCGGAAGTACAAACAGGGGCATCAGTGTTTAGGACGGAAGATTATCAAAGATGAGCGGTACTGGGGGATCAGACTTCGAAAATTGCACACTAGAGCATCCTTATGTTTGTGCGGTTGTGGAGAGAAAGTGTTGGTGTCAATGAGATGGCTCAAAGAACAATCACAACGGGGGGACCGAAAAAAACGTTCTGTGTGGTTGCCGAAGTATAAAGAGGGGCATATGCCCCTGACTTATTGTGCCTGTGGTTGTGGGACTTTGATCCCTTCCATGGATTCGAGGAATCATAAGCGTTCTTTTGTTCCAGGTCACGCTGGGTTTTTGAAGAAAGGGATTGATGTCGTAAATTGGAAAAAACGCAAAGATGAGTGGGGTAAGGCTGCTCCTTTTTGTGCCTGTGGTTGTGGCGTGCAATTGAAACGTACTGAGAAACAGCTTAGGAGTCATATCCCAGATGCTAAGTATCTATCAGGACATGGGACTCGGAGGGGTTGTGTTCTTAAGTTGACTCAACAAGAAGAGTCCATTGTTTATGGGTGTCTCTTGGGGGACTTTTCGATCACCATTCCGAAAAAGACGGCCAGACTCGGTTTCACACATTGCATAGCGCAGAAATTGTATGCCTTACATAAAATAGAAATCTTAAAGAGACTGAGTTGGTGGTGGTGTGAGTTTGAAAGCGGGGGGTATAAGAAGGGAGGGGGCATGATTAGGGGTACCTCTGCATGTATGCCCATCTTGAATTCGGTTTGGGAAACGGTAAGGCCCTTTGGAGAGGGGAAGCAGGTGACCTCTCAATGGCTGGACCACATCGATGAGCGTGCCCTAGCCTATTGGTATATGGATGACGGTTCCTGTGGTGTCCGTTTGGTAGATGGGAGCCCCGCTAGTTTATCGCTGCATACAGAAGGATTCACAGAGTCTGAAAACTTGTTGTTGGCAAGTTGGTTGCGCCACAAAGGGTATAGGGGGGCTAAAGTAGCCCCAACGAGAGGGTACTTTTATTTGTATCTCCCAAAATTTGCGGCTAGGAAATTTCTGGCCGATGTTTCTCCTTTTGTCCATTCCTCCATGGGATACAAGTTAGGGGCAGTGGATGGCACGACTAATTAAAAGAGTTGTTGGTGGGGAGCAGATTGTTTTTGATGTGACTACTGAACCTTGTCATAGTTTTTTTGCCTTCAGTGGGGGGGTGGAAGCTGGGATTTTGGTTCACAATAGTCACCAACTTTCTTCACAGGCACTTGATGCTTTGCTCAAACCCCTGGAGGAGAACTTCGAGGACACCCCGGAGAAGAAACTCGTCTGCATTTTTTGTACGACGGAACCTGAGAAGATGCGGGCCACCATTTTCAGTCGTTGTGCTCCCGCCTTCATCATCCAGCCGGTGAATCCTGTCGAGGTTGCTGGGCGGTTGACGATGGTGTGTGACAAGGAGCAGATAGAGTACGAGCCGGAAATGCTGCTGGCTCTGGCCGAGATGACGGAGTGTCACATCAGGGATGCTTTGAAGGCTGTAGAGGGTATCTCCATGTTGGGGGGTATCACACGGGAGAACGTCATCTCCTATCTCCATCTGGACTTGAATAGTTCCTACCTGGATGTCCTTGAGGCGTTGGGCACGGACCTGGGGAAGGCTATGGAAACAGCCCATCAGATCCTTCTCCAGACTTCGCCCGCCATCTGCTACAAGAAGCTGGCCGAGACTGCGATGATGGCCTTTGCGTCCACTCTGGGAAACTCCCACATTCCGGTTTACCTGGATGTGGATCGGGTCCGAGCATTAGGGAAAAGTCAGGGGAATCAGCTTCTGGGGGTGGCCTCCCGGTTGGCCTCCCGACCGATGCGCCCCACAGAAGCGATGCTTCTCTGTGACCTTGGGGTTTTGCACCACGGCGGCGGGGCCATTGGGAATGCTCCGGTGGTATTCATGCCCCAAGGTGCTGTCCCCAAAGAGGGGGTCGTGGTTACCCCTGAGCCAAAAACCTCTGTCCCCTCTACCCCTTCCAGGGGTACACTGGAAGCAGTTGTGATGCGGAGTGGTGAACCTGTGGTGGGGCGAGGGGCCGTCAATGATGGTACCGTACCTGATGCATCCAAGAGGAAAGCATTCGTTACCGAAGGACTTGATGTCACTGAATTCGCTCAGATGTTGGGCCGAGCCCTACAAGACGAACTGAAAAGGGTATCCGTTGGATCAACGAGACACTCAGACGTGGGTGGCAATTGAACTTTCTCACCTTGGTGAGGAGAAGGTCCAAGACGGAACTCTTGTAGGCACCCTCCGCCAAGACCTTGGTGCAGGGGATGACTTCCCTATTTTCATTCCTGCAGCATCCTATCCCAAAGGTCGTAGACGTGTGACCCTTCTCCTGATGGAGGGTTATGTTTTTGTCGCTTCGGGACTTCCCGACACCAAGTATTTCGAACTGGAGAAACGTCCTTACATTGCACTGGTGATGTCCACGGTAAGTGGGGAGCATCAGATGCGTGCCGTGACAACGATCCCGAACAGCACAGTGGAGGATCTTCGGCAACAGCTACGGCAAATGGTGTCCTCTGACATCCCTTTGGATGCACGGGTTAGAGTTACGGATGGTTCCTACCGAAATCTAGAGGGGATTGTCCGTGGGCTGACTAGGGGATATGCCTTCGTGGAGATTCATTTGCGTTCCTTAGAGGTTGTCGCCACAATACCCTGTGTGATGTTGGAGGCTCTCGACCCACTTGCTGAAGAGGATAAAGGTCGGTAGTATTCTTTTTGAGCTTCTCGGACTTTTTGAGCTGCACTACAATCTGCGATGAGGTTGTGATGGCTTGGTCCGGGCAATGCATTTTAGATCCCTCAGAGATCGAAGCCAGGTTTGGGGAAGATCTCGGCCTCGCTCATTTTGATCGCATCACGGAAGACACTACTGAAGAGGATCAGGCCCAGCTTGATCATGTCCGAGCCGTGATGGATCAACTCCCGCCTCGGGAGGCCGACTTTGTAGACCTCTACTACTTCAAGAAACTGAAGCAGACCGACATCGCTATGATCTTCGGGGTGAGTCAGCCCACCGTCTGTTACCGCCTTGCTCGTGCCGCTGACCGTATCCGTTTCCTCCTCAATCTCCCCCAGGTGGAGCGGGAGGAGATGACCAAAGATCTAGCCAGCTATTTTTCGGATACCCTGGATGTGCAGATAATGGTTTTAATGTGGGAGACCACTTGTCAGAGTGAGGTGGCGAAGATGCTGGGGGTAACCCAGGGCCTCGTCCGGCACAGGTTCATGCGGACGCTGGCCAAAATGCGGTCCCACCCTAAGTTCCTCCGGTACGTTGCCCTCTTCGATTACATCTCAGCCAACCTCAACATCCTGCGAGAGGTTCAGCGTCCTCTGTGGAACGACAAACTGCTGCGCTGCATCCAATAGAGCGCTCCCGTTTGTCTGCCTATGAGTGATCTGTGTTGGGAGCTTCCTAAGGAGGGATCTCAGTGCCTACGGAAGAGAAACAGATTGTCATGGCAAAGACGCTGGCCCGGCGTTGGTTGGGCAAGGTGGCGTCTGCGGAATACCGTGTCCGAGTCATGTATAGCTCAAGGGAATACCGAAATCTTCCGAACCTTCTCAGGGCTTTCAGGGACGGCAAGGTCAGAATCGCAGGGTTGGCACCAGTCAAGGATATGGGCATTCGGGACGAGTTTGACTTTGTAGAGGTGTGGTCTAGGGACCATGCCGGTCTCCTCCGGCTGGGCCAGTGGTTTGAGAAACAGGGCTTTGATACAACGGGGATCTGGTAATGGCAGGAATCCAGGAACAAGCCGTTTACACCTTCTCCACCACGGCTGGCGGGGCAACCTACCAGTACGACATCATTGTGGACTCCCAGGGTCTCATCTCCGCTCGGAACTTCCGAACTCCGTTGGGGTTGATCGTTGATCCCTACACCACACTGCCCGCAATGGTTCTGGAGGACGTCTACAACGCCCAGGACCAGATCACTCAGCGGGCGACGACGGCAGAGGTGTCCAGCGGGACGCTGACCTGGGCGGGGGAAACCACCCTGCCCATAGTCATTGCCGGGGGCGTCCTCAACAATACTAACTACCGTGTGGTCTACACCACCCCCGATGGGACGCCCTTACAGACCACAGGCAAGACCATCACGGGTTGTACCGCCGAGGCCCCCGCAGCCTACGGGACGGCACTCGTACCGATCTCGGTGCCCTACACGGTCCTGGTGGCCACGGCCAGCGTCAGCACCTACGGGGGCACGACGACAATCCTGGCGGCGGATAGCGGCGCTGTGACGATCACTTTTCCCGTTGCAATGACGACCGAAAACTATCGAGTCGTGCTGACGCCCAACGGCATCTTCCCGGTGTACATCTCGGCCCAGACTAAGGCGAGCTTCACGATCCAGGTGGGCTACACGATGGTGGTGTTGAGTTCCGTAACCGTTGGTTATGACGTGTTTGTATAGGAGATGACGATGATGACTGAACTAGAACAAGCGTGGGGTCGGACGATGGTAGCAGCTCTGCCGGTGCCCACCTCAGATGTCCGTAGCAACTACCACCAGATGTCTGACGGTGTGTCTGGTCTGGTAGACGTTGTTGATGCTGATCCGGTACTTCGTCGGGACCGGCGGTTGCAGGTTTTCATGGAGAAGTTGGTGTCGGCGGAGACACATCTGCGCCGACACCTTGACCGTTATTATCAGTGGGACTGAGCAATGGGGCCTACCACAGAGGTGGCCACTACGTTTGGATTTTTGAGGGGTAACCAATGGCTCAAGACCCTATACTGCTAGATCAGATTCAGATCGAACCGGGTAGTGCCGGGACGAGGCTTATCCGCATGGCTGCGGACGGGTCACTGGAGTTCGTGGACGCTCTCGTAACCGGCGGCATCACCGTGATGCAACTGGCCGGACTCAAGTCCATGCAGAACGTGCTGGTCGTGGGCAAGGCCGGAGCGGGTGCTGGGTATAACACGATCCAGGCAGCCCTGGACCTGATCCCCGCATCCAGCAGTCCCAGCAACCCTTACTATGTGCTAGTCGGACCGGGGCAGTACCGGGAGACCATCAACATCGCCCGGAACGGCGTCTACATCATCGGGTTCGGTGCCGTGCTCCAGTCGCTGGAGGAAGCCACCCCGGATGGTCCTGGGGCCTATCACACGGTTGTGATTCAGGCTGCCCTGGGGACAATCCCTCAGTTAGTTGTCCTACAGAACCTGGAGATCACCAACGTCCACGCCACCTATGCTGCCGTCCGGGTGGTTGGTGGGGCAGCCTCCACCGTAGGATCCGAAGGGATCAATCTAGTGGACTGCAAGCTGGCGGCGAATTCAGCGGTGGGGAACCATCCGCTGTGGGCCACGGCATCCAACATCATCCGCATGCAGGGCGGCTCTATGTCCGACCCGAACGGCCTCGGTTTGACCGTGATCGAGGAGTGTTCCGAGGTGACCTTGTCCGGGGTGCTGACACCCGCACCGATTTCCTGTCGGTGGGTCACAACCAACCCGGTGCCCCTTCAGGCGCACGTGGGTCATTTCATCAACGCCTGCCCCCGCCTGGGTGTGGGTACGTCCCTGAGTCCTCTCGTTGCATTGACGACCTCGGCAGCCCCGAACGAGGGGAACCTCGTGATGTCCGGCGTGGCCGAGGATGTGAAACCCATCAGCATCGAGGTCACCAACGGGACGGCCAAGTTGGTGGGGTGCAGTGTCGGTTCTGTTCTGTGTACGGGTGGTGAGGTGTCCCTGGAGCACACCCATGTGGCGAGTATGCTGACGGCTTCCTCGGGCACGATTGGACGGGAGCGGACGTTCGGCATCGAGGCGTTCGCCGGGGTGGCCACCAAGACGGTCACGTTCACGGCAGAGGCCCCGAGTGCGAACTACAACGTAATGTTGGAAACGGACAGCGGCCCAACGAATCCGGGGCCTTGGATCGAGTCCAAGACAGCAACGGGATTCGAGATTCATTTCGCAGGGGTCGAGACGCTGGCCGTCAACTGGACGGCGCAGCACAACGATTAGGAGCTTCCTGAAGGATGAATAGGAGTGTTCATAAATGAGCTTCGAGACTAAGCTGGTTGTAAGCCGATCTTCAGCGGTGAGTTTGTTCAGCTATCTGTCCCCGGTAAGCACCTCCAGATGTGCTCAGTCGGGAGTTCTGCGGGCGGAGGAGAATGTTCGATTCCGCACTAAGAGACGGGGCGCAGTTTGTCGAGAGCAACAATTTCCCTTCGGGAGGTGTCTTAAATGACACAGAAAGTCTTTGTGATTGACACTGACGGGAGGCAGTTACTTCCCACTCACCCAGCACGCTCTAGGAAACTACTGCAAGCTGGTCGTGCTCAGGTACATCAAGTGGTACCCTTTACGATCCAGCTAACCCGTGTCGTTGAGGATCCTGTTGGAGCCTTCACTGTTGGTGTTGACGACGGAGCGAAACACGTTGGCATAGCGATGGTAAACGAGCACACCAAGGAAGTAGTCTTCAGGGGTACCGTCCGGTTACGTCAGGATGTTAAGCGAAAAATGACACAACGGGCAGCGTATAGACGAACGAGGAGAAGTCGGAAGCTCCGACATCGTCCAGCTCGATTCCTGAACCGAGGAAGGAAGGGTTTTTTGCCCCCCACTATTCGTCAGAAGAAGGACAGTATACTTCGGGTGATCAGAGATCTTGGGAAGGTTCTTCACATTACCAAGGCCGTTGTTGAAGAGGGACAGTTTGACATCAGCAGCCTAGCTGCAGGCAGGAAGTTGGTTGGTGCAGAGTTCCAACAGTCGGAATACGAGGGTCGGAACTTTCGAGCCAAGGTGCTCTGGCGGGATCGCTACAAATGCACACGTTGTGGTTTTACCGAGTGGCTCCAAGCACATCATGTCAAACCTAAAAGTGTGGGCGGTGGGAATTCTCCGAACAACGGCCTTACCTTGTGTAGAACTTGCCACAAGGAACTTCATGATGGGTTGTGGGCGTTAACTGCTAAACCCAAGCGGTTCCTTTATCCTGCCCATTTGCAAGCAGGAAAGAAGTACCTGCGGGAAGGGTTGTGTTCATGCGGGCTTGCCGTGAGCACTTGTTGTGGATGGATGACTAAGTTATGGCGTGACTTCATAGGGCTGCCCAAGGCGCACGATTTCGATGCTGTAGCGATGGTGTGCCGGAGTTACATGCCAAAGATAGTGAAAGGGGCGTTCACTATTATCCCTCGTCGAACTAAGGTGTGGGAAGGCAATCCGACGAAGAAGTGCCATGAACGTAGAGGGTTTCGTCATTGGGATTTGGTAAAGGCTAGTCATCGTACCCGTGGGATCGTTGTAGGGTCGGTACGGAGTTTAAAGAAGGCACGTTTAACTTTACGTACTGGATGGGACATTAATTTTCCCGTGTCTTACAGGAAAACACAGTTGCTATGGCGACCAAAAGGTCTGGTGTACATAAGTACGCTTGGGCTTCCCTGTCCAAGAGCCCTATAGGAGGACGCCATGAGTGGAGACTTCTGGGAAGAGATGAAGAGTGCCTACGTTGTAGGCTCATCCCTGGATGAGTACCTGGGAGATGGACGCCCCTTCGAGGGGGGTCACTACACATCGGTACGTACTCTAACGGACTCCTACAGGGAGGCCAATGCCCTAATCCTCCCCGTGGACGCCGGGACCAGGGTCAAATTCCTTGCTAACTTTGGTTCCGTGATGAGCTACGATGATTTCCCCAGCCCGAAGATTGACGGCACCGTCGTGACGGTCAAGACGGGGACGGGTGTCACGACAGCGCACGAGGGCCGGGTTTTCGTCCTGTGGGATGATGGGAAGTTCCGACCCATCATGGCAGAGCATCTCCGTCCCGCTGGGGTGACATCCAAGCGAGGGAACGCCGTGAGGATGGTTGTGGCCGACCTTGGGGATATCGCTTCCTTCTTCACTCCCGTGACAGGGAGCAGGGACGAGTTGGTTCACAAGGCTACCAAGGATCTCTGGTCCTTCCGTGAGGACGGAGGCCAGTTCGTGATCGAGCGGCTATTCAATGACAGTGGCGACCCACTGAAGGTGTAGTGATGAAGAAGGACAGACTGGGAACCAAGTGGGTATTCAACGTGTACCCAGGCCGAATGGGGGTCGTGTACGGTGCCAGGGTAGACGACGAGCCCATCAGAATCGCTCTCGATGATGGTGGCGTTGGTTGGCGACTTGACTACGGTGGACTGATGGCCCGGATGGGTGGTCCGTGGGAAGCTCTGACCTGTGACGTCTATGACACCCCCCAGGAAGCGGCCAAGGTGTTGGCAAGGATGCACCAGAGTGGGGCGCTTGATAGACGTCTACGCAGGGCGTCCTTGGAGAAGCAGTGGGGGCCGACAGCCGCTGTCCACAAAGAGGCCAACTCGGGATACGACGTCCTGATGACTGTTCTTGACTTGAACTCCTCGGCATACCTGAAGATGCACTCCTCAATTGGGAAGGACGACGAGCAGTCCGCCGATCTTCTACAGGATGTGATGTCCAAGCTTTCCGATGAGTTGGAGATCTCCAACCGAGCAGAGGGTGCCCTGACCCGGATTCAGGGTGTTGTCAAGAACCATAAGCACTGGAGTCCTGACCTTCTTCGCAACAACATTTTCAAGGCTGCCAACTCCCTTGGGATACATCTCCCCAGCGGGATGTTCGCCTCCGAGGTTGTGTCCGCTGTCCATAAGTTGAAGAAGGATCTCAAGGTCAAGAACGGCGACGCTATCCCGATGGGTGTGCGTGTCAAGGTGAAGTTCCTGGGCCGACACAACCGAGAGGGCAGCCAAGCCTGTCTGGTGGCCGCCAACTGGACAAGCCAGGAGTCAGGGCGTGACTATACACTAGACCCGGTGAAGCTGCGTATCGTGTCCCTTCCCAAGTTTGTGACGGGTTTCAAGATCCCCTCCATCAGTTCGATGCAGCGACTGGAGGAACAGAAGGGGGTTTCTCTGACCCCAACTGGAAAGAGGGTCGAACCTGACGGTTACGGCCCTGATGATTCCCCCAGTTGGATGCTGGTGCTGGGGTATGTTTAAGCGCTAGTCGTCCTATGAGAGTACGCCAGTAGGACGATCGGAGGTTTGTAATGGGGACCGACAAAGCCAACGCACTCGCCAGGCGATACCTGAAGCAAGCAGGGATGAGCCGGGTGGCCGGAGAGGTCCGGTTTATCAAGGACCGGGGCGGCGACAAGAATGAGTGGGGGTGGGGTACTCCTGGTCCTTCCGAGCGGGAGATGAACGAGGGATTCACCTTCAATCCCAAGAACTTAAAGCCTCTGTCAAAGACCTTGCGGTCCACAGTGGCATCTATGGGGCACGCTCTCTCGGCCTACGACACGTTCACCAGGCTCAAGGCATCTCAGGTGTCCCCTGACGGTTCCCTGGGCGGCAAAGGCTATATCCAGAAGATCAATGAGATGCGTCGGCAACTCATGAACGCCATCGAAGCGTTGTCCGCTATCTCCGATACCCTGCACGACGAGATTCACGCCCCCCACTGGGATCCGGTCAAGGAAGACCAGGACAAACGGGAGCGGGAAGAGGTCAAGGACATCTTGGACGACGCTGATGAGATCCGAAAGGATCCCGAGGGCTGGGCTGAGGGGGAGGAAGCAGAGATGGACTCCTCCAAAATCCCCGGTGGGATGGATGCGGAGCCAAAGTCGGAACCGAAGCCGAAACAGGCGTCTAGGATCAGCATGCATCAGAGGAGGGCAAAATGAGCCCCAAGAACAGTGACTGGATGGATACGCTGGCGGAGTCCTCTTTGCCGGATGATGAGTTGACCTTTTCCACAGGTAACAACTACGGGTTGGATGGGTTCCAGTTTGATACCCCCTACGAGACGGGCGGTGACGACGCCCATCTGCCTGAGACCAAAGGTATTTCGGGATTGCCCGATGGTGCCATCATCATTGGGGACGAGATCGTGGATCTGGACATCCAGGAGTTGACGGAGACCGAGGATGGGGCCTTCCTGGACACCGACATCTCGGGGGACAAGCAAGCCTCTCTGGTGGACCTGGAGTGGCTCGACCCGACACAGGAGCAGGATCCTGATCGTCTTCCCGATGGTGCCGCTACCCTGGACTCGAAGTCCCAGCTTGAGGAAGCGTGGGGTACGGACCGGAGGACGGACGGGGTCCATCTGACCCCCAACAAGGATCTGGATGCGACTCGGTACGAGAAGTCCCTTGAGGAGGGCACCCACTCAGAGCTACCCCCCGAGAAGAAGGCCCAGGTGAAGGAACTGGCGCTCTCCGCTGTCCGTCAGGCGCACTTCGGACACGCCCTGAAGAAGATCCAGTTGACGTTGTCCCCATTCTCCCAGCAGACCCGAGGTGTTCTGGCGAAGATCCAGGAGGAGCACGGTTTGATGGGGAAGGTCTATGTGCAAGCCTCCGCTTTCCCCGGCATCAAAAATGGCCAGTGGGTTAAGGAACTTCGCCGTTCGTGCCGCACTGCTCGTTACGTCATCACGGATGATGAGGCCGTGGCCACTAAGTTGGGCATGCGGATGGTTTCCGATGTGCCCTGGAGGGCAGCGCTGAGGCACTACAGTCCCACGTTCACTGCCGCAGGGCACAAAATGGCCTCTGGCGACCCCAGGGAGGCCCTCAGAAAGGCTTTCCTGGGCACCCTGGACACACCCGCCCCCACCTCCTACAAGCCCGTAGTGAAGCCCGCTGTGGCTTCACAGGGTGAGGCCACAGCGGCATTGTCCGCTTCTGTCGACGTCATTACGCCTGTGTCTCCCGAGGATCAGGCACGGGTGGCCAAGACTCGGAAGGCTTTGGTGCAGATTGCTCGTTGGGTGAAGGGGGGTCGGCTGTCTCAGTTGGACGCCCGTCGCCTGCATGCCTCTTCCACCAAGGTCCGCCCCGAGGCGCTCCTCGCTTCTGCGGCCAAGCTGATGACAGCGTCTCTCAACGTCCCCATCTACGATGGGACTGGAGCGCAGCTTCCGGCGGGGGCGCAGGCTGCCCGTCAGACAGTGTGGGCCTCTCTGGAGGGTGAGGATCAGGCACGGGTGGCTAAGACTCGGAAGGCTTTGGTGCAGATTGCTCGTTGGGTGAAGGGGGGTCGGTTGTCCCAGTTGGACGCCCGCCGTCTTCACAAGCTTTCCACCAAGGTCATCCCTGAGGTGCTTCTTGCCTCTGCTGCCAAGCTGATGACGGCTTCCCCCAGTGTTTCTGTTTATGATGGGACTGGAGCGCAGCTTCCGGCGGGGGCACAGGCTGCCCGTCAGACAGTGTGGGCCTCCCCGGAGGATCCGGGTGCAGCCGTTCAGGTCACAATGGACACACGGGCCAAGGTTGCTCTGAGGAAGGCGGTGGCCAAGGGCCTCCTGACATCCAAGGAGGCGGTACGGATCGCTAAGAAGGCGGGTGACTCTGCCGAGGTGCCCACACTCATCGCAGCGGTCATTAGTGCGAAGAACCGGGGTGATGACCGGGATGTTGTGACAGCAAAGGTTCTCAAGCAGGCCGATGATCCCTCTGAGGAGGCTCTGACGGGCCTGTTCGATCCAGAGGAGTATGACCTGAACAATGAGGACGCAATGGACTTTGGACTGGACGAGACGATCTCTGCGGAACACCTGGGTGAGGTTCTCTTCGGTTCCGGTCCTGAACTGTGAGGTGACCGATGACAATCCGTAAAGTTACCTCACCGGGTAACTTCAGAATGCTGCTGGGCACCCGAGCCGAGTGTTTCGATCCGGCCTGGGATGGTTATACCATCCCGACCCCGAGGACTACGGTGGATCAGGGTGTGGTGGTCAAGGGCGGCACCAACAGGAACGCTCGAATCACAGGCACTGCACCCCCAGTGGGGCAGACGGCTGTTTTTACCGTGGCCGATAATGATTTCACCACGGGGAGGGCTGAGGTTCACATCGGGAACGTGCGCCTTCTCAGCGTGCTCGACTTTGTCATAGGGGCCGGTGTCAATAACACCGCCACCAACATTGCTGTGGCGATCAGCACCTTGGAGGACTTCGCCGCTGTTGCTGTAGGGGCTGTTGTGACCGTGACATATTTGCCTCCGCTGGATGAGGTGACTTTCCGGGTGGCTCACTACGGGACCGTCACCAATTTCACGCCGCTGGTTCCCGCCACCGGCTTTATGACGAGTACAGGTGACCCCGTCATTGGTCCTCCTTTGTTCACATAAGAGGCAGCCCATGGCACGTCGTAGTAAAGAGAAAGAAGAGCAGGAAAGACTGCTCGCCTTGGTTCCTGACACAGCTAAGTACGTTCAGGTACTCTCAGAAAAGGGTGAGCAGAAGTACCGGCTCATCCAGGATTTGGCGACTACCGACGTCATTCAAACGGGCAGGGATGGAAAACCCATCGTAATGAAGGGCAAACCGGGCCGTCCCAAGAGTGTCATCTTGGCTCCTATTAATTCCGTTGTTGCTGAAATGGTGAAGCGGAAGCAAGAGGACATCGTTAAGGACAAGGTGCTTTTGGCTGTCCAGGCAAGTCCCGAGGACACCGCCGTTCTCCATCAGGTGCTGTTGGCCCTGGGTGAGGAAGCGGCCAGCCTGGGGTTCGACCGGACAGAGGCCGAGCGTGGGGGTAAGGAGACGTCCAACATCTCAGTCAGACGGGTCAACACCCTGAAGGCTATCGTGGACACCTGGCTCAAGCGCAAGGATCAAATCGTGAGCCGGGGTGTGGATCTGCAAGCCCCAGCTTTCAAGACACTGCTCAAGTTCCTGCTCGAAACTTTCAGGGAGGCCATGGCGGACTCTGGCGAACGTCCCGAGATGGTTGAGACTGTTTTTGCTAGGTTGGCTGAGGCCATGGACGATGGCTGGGAAGTAGAGGCCAAGAGCAGGATGAAAAATGACATCTAGGGGGCTTTATGGGCTTGTCAAATCTTGTTCGAGATGTAGGTCGAATCCGACAGGGTCCTAGCGAAGTAGCCGACATCATTGCTTTCATTGAGTCCCCCTGGGGACTCAACCCGGAAAGGTCCTTGTACCTCTTCCCTGTCCAACGGGTGATTTTGAAGGCCCATTATGGGTTGGAACTGGATGACAAGGAAACCTTCCAGATAACGGATTGGCGGAAGGAGAACGCTCGGAACTTCACCGAGGCGGGATACCTCCGATACCTCTACGATGAGGGCCGCTCCAACATCAAAGAGGTCGACCACGAGCGACGGGAGATGGTCTTAGCAGTCGGTAGACGCTCAGGCAAGTGTATTCTGGGGGACAGTCTGGTTCTAACAAGTCAGGGCGTTCATAGAATTGATGAGCTGGGCGATCCTGAAGGGCCAGAAGTGCAGCCCCTTCAAATTGGGGTTGCCCAAGAAGGTACCGTGCAGTCCCGTTCCGCCTATTTCTACAACGGGGGTGTGAGGAGCACACGCAAACTGACCACACATTGTGGTTATCAGCTTGGCGGTACGGACAACCATCGGATCAAGGTACTTTCCGAACAGGGCAATATAGAATGGCGCTACCTGGCGGATCTCCGAGTGGGGGACGTGGTATGTGTCCATAGAGACACGGACCTATGGGCCACAGAGTATGTAGATTGCAGTCCCTTCCACAACACGGCGGGACTGAAAAGGTTGGCTTTTCCTCAGACGCTCACTGAGGATTGGGGTCGTTTACTGGGTTATCTGGTAGGGGACGGTCTGTGGAACTACCGAGACAGAACGGAAGTCACTGTTGAACATCCTGAAACGTGGGAGACCCTTAAGGATCTTTTCACACAGCTTCTGGGTGGCTACTACATATACAAGGACAAACGCACCCAAAATACCGGAGCCGTCAAATTCTCCAGTGTGGGGATGCGAAAGTTTCTTCATGATTTAGGATTTCAACTGGGTACGGATCGAGACGCTAAAATGGTACCCTGGTCGATTCTCCAGTCTCCAAAATCTGTTGTTCAGGCTTTCCTCAGGGGTCTTTTTGAGGCCGATGGTGGTGTCGAGTCTGGGGGCAAAACAGTGTCCTTCAGTACTGCGAGCAAACGTCTAGCACATGAGGTGCAGACGTTGTTACTTAACCTGGGGGTCGTGAGCAGGGTTAAGCCGAAGATCGTTAAGGGGCGAACTTATTGGTTGCTGGTCGTTAGGGGTCTTCACAGTAGAAAGGTGTTTGCTGAGAAGGTCGGTTTCGATTCCCACAAAAAGATGGATCCCCTCTTGGCGTCCCTGGAAAAGGTGAGCAAGGAGGGGGGCAACACGGAGAGTGTCCCTCACCAGCGGCAATGGCTTAACAGGTTGCTCAAGTCCGTCCCCAGGGCTTACGGTAATGAGCACACACCTGGTCGTTGTTGGCGGAGGTCAAGACTCCGGGAGGTACTTGGGAATACTATCAAGCCGAGTTCACAGGAGAACGTGACTTACCCTCGGTTGTTTAAGTTGTTTCCGGTGGCTGAGGACTTGAATGCTGATCCTGTAGTCCTTCAACACTTCCGGGATCTGTTTGATACCCATTATTTTTTTGACGCCGTGACAGAGATCGAAGAGGGGGAGAACCCTGTTTATGATCTCAATGTTCCTGAGGGTGAGTCCTTTGTAGCCAATGGTTTGACAAATCATAACACGTTCTTGGCGGCTGCTATTGCAGCATATGAGACCTACAAGCTCCTTCTGAAGGGTGATCCACAATCGTTTTACGGGTTGCCTGCTTCGAACAACGTCCAGATCATCTCAGTTGCAACAGACAAGGACCAGGCGGGACTCCTCTACCAGGAGGCATCAGGACATTTCCGGAATTGCGGGTTCTTCAGCCCGTACATGGCCAACAACACCCAAAGTTACGCTCGGTTCCAGACCCCAAAGGACATCGAGCGGTTTGGTCGGTACGCAGACGATCAGACAGCCAAGGCAACCATTAAAGTGACCTTCCGGTCCTGTGTTGCGAAGGGGCTTCGTGGTGCCGGTAACTTCGTGGTGATCCTGGATGAGATGGCGCACTTCACGGATGAGGGGCAATCCTCCGCCGACGCCGTCTACACAGCGGTGACACCGTCCACGGCTACCTTCTCCCCGAAGGCTGAGAGGGTGCTTCCTGAGGGGGACTTTGACCCCCAGGGGGACGGTTCCGAGGGACGCCACTACCGGGAGGCCACCGACTCCAGTGATGGTCGCATCATCTCCATCTCGTCCCCTCTGGGTCGTCAGGGGATGTTCTACAAGAACTTCCAGCTTGGGATGAGTGGGGGGAAGGCTGCTGAGAACTATCTGTGCATTCAGGCTCCCACGTGGGAGGTCAACCCCACGGTACCCTCGACGGAGTTGGAAAAGCACTACGTCAAGGATCCTGTTGTGTTCTTCACGGAGTTCGGTGCAGAGTTTTCTGACCGGACGAAGGGGTTCATCGAGGACGAGAAGGACTTTATGGCTTGTGTGCCCCCTACGGCCAAGCCCGCCTCAATGGGGCTTTCACGCCGTCCTCATTATGTTGGACTGGATATCGCTCTGGTGGGTGATGCCTCGGCCATTGCTATTGGGCACCTGGACGATGACGACCGGATTGTGCTGGATGTAGTGGACCAGATCAAGGCGGGAGATGGGAAGTACGAGCATCATGAACGGTTGGAGTTCGATGACGTTGCTGATTGGGTGGCGGAGTATGCCCGAAAGTTCTTTTTTTCCGAAGGTATGTTTGATCACTGGGCTGGGATCCCCTTTGAGCAGGCCCTCCACAAGCGGGGGCTTCAGCAGTGCAATGCAGAGCACATGACCCGTAATTTGAACTCTGACATCTTCAAGAATTTCAAGGATATGATGTGGGACAAACGGTTGGTACTCTACGATTGGCCTCTCTCGGAGGACAAGAGCAAGGAGCACTGTCCGTACATCACGGAGATGCTTGAGCTTCAGGCGGAGTACCACTCGAAGTATGTGATCGAGGTCCACGCCCCCAAGATCGCTGGCAAGCACGACGATATGTCTGATGCCATCGTGCGGATGGTGTGGCTGGCTTCCAAGCACCTTGCCAATCCTCGTTACATCTCACGAGGTGGGGGGAAGCACAGGACTAGGACACAGCAGCAGAAGGCCAACAATGCAGGAGACGCTCGACGTGCCCTTATCCGGTCACGGCGAATGGGCAGCAGTCCTGATCGGCAGTTGTCCCGGTCACGTCCCGGTTGTATCCGAGGGAGACGTTGACTTTTTATACAAAGACACCCACACTAAAAGATGGGGGGTTTTACAAACGTCTTGAAGGTCACCCGAATACTTTTTTCTAAAGACCTCAATGCAGGCAAGTTTGCCGTCTTAGAGGAACAAGCACGTCGATTAGGACAACTTCGTTCAGAAATATGGCAACGATTCGGATCCATAAATGGCGTTGGGAAATCGGATAGAGAAATCCGAGACGAATGGTTGCAACAGAAAAGAGAGTTTGATGTTCCAGCCAACGCCTGGAAAGAAACCCTGAGAGACGCTATCTCAGATGTCAGGGCATCCCGAGAAGCTGCAAAGGTCAAAGTACGAAAGACAATACATTGTCACACAAAGGACACTGCCGAAAGAAAACATCGGTACACGCTTCTTAAGTCAGATAACTGGACAACTGACCCTTACCTGACTCGTGTCATGCGAAAGCATTGGAAGCGTGGACACAATCACACACATAATCAAATTATCGTTCGTGCCGACAAGTACAGGATCTTTGAGCTTGATAGTCGGGTTTGGCTCAAGATACCAGGGCTAACACCACGAAAAATGGTTACAATACCTTTGGACACAACCGTACACCCAACAGGTACTCTCCGACTGATCCTTCGGGACGATAGGGTCGAGATTCACTACCAAATTGAAGTCAAAAAGGAGAATCGTCACGGAGATACCGTACTAGGTGTGGACAAGGGGTACACAGAAGTCTTTGTAGACTCTGACGGAGAACACCATGGGAAAGAACTTGGGAAACTGTTATCCTCGGAGTCCGATTACTTAAAAACCAAGCATCAACGACGGAACAAGATCAAAGCAATTACTGAAAGGAAGCCACACAAAAGAGCGAACATCGAACGAAACAATCTTGGTCGAAAGAAATTGGATCGACGAGATCGGGTTGTGAAAGCCCATGTTCGGGACAAGGTTTTCAAGGCTGCTCATGCTGTCGTTGACAAGGCAGAGGTAGTTGTTGCTGAGGATCTGACTTTCCCCATTTCTTCGAGGAAATCTTACGGAAGGAATATGAACAGGAGACTTTCTGCTTGGACCAAGGGTGTCATTGCGGAGAGTCTTGATTCCGTATCTCAGCGTAGAGGTTCTACGCTTGCACTCGTTAATTGTGCATATACATCGCAAGTGGATTCTCGTTATGGTGTTCTTCGTGGACGTCGTAGAGGGGACTCATTTTACTGTTTTGATGGGGTTGTTTTGCACTCTGATGAGAATGCTGCACGAAACGTTTTGGCAAGACATTACGACTTTGAGATAGGTCGTTGGACTTCATACCGGGAGGTTCGGAGTATTTTGCTTGAACGGACTGAATGCCATCGGTTGGGACTGCTCAACCAGGACACCAGTTGCAGACCTGAGGGTCTATCAACGGTGAGCGAATTACCTTTTGGACACATGTCCTACTTAAAAAGGAACAGACGCTAATGGGAATTCTGAGTCCTCTCAGTCCTGTCCGGGCGGACCACCGCTACATCCAAACCCTGATGCAGTCCATTTTGGGTGGTAAGGTAGAGCAGGTGCCAGAGGAGTGCAGCATGGTGTCAAGGGTCTTCCTGAAGGCAGGGGGGTCGTGGCAGCGTTTGTTCCAGGGTTCACCAGAGGACACGATCCTGCTCAAGCGTATTCTCAGGCACGCTTTCAAAACGAAGAGGCTGACCCCGAAGAGGAACTGGAAAGCATGAGGGATGGTAGGCAACAGAGAGCGGCTGACGCTTTTAACGCCCATGTGAGCAACGCCTCCAGATCTTTGTCCCAAGCTTCCCGTTGTGTTACGGAATTCCTCGGGGGGCGGGACATCCTCCGACGTTTGTCGAGGATGCAGGCGGAACTTGCGGGATTGCATGCCCCCAATGCTCGGACCACTGACGACCACGATCTCCTCCCGGAGGAGACACAGGCGGAACGCTCCCGTGCCCGTAGACAGAAGCGGGCGGAGGAGCGGAAACACAAGGTAGAGGCAAATGGCCAAACGCACTAAGTCCGACGACGCCGTGGAGGTCAAAGCGATCCCACCCCGAAAAGGTGTAAGGACCGGCAAACCGGGCAAGATCGTCACCTCTGCCATGCGGATGAAGACTGCCATGGGTCTCCCCACGGCAGGGACGATGATGGGTGTGGGGGGCAACTACTACTCCCCCGAGTTGTCTACCGATTTCCTAGAGTTGCCCCAGAGCAGAGACGAACAGCGCAACTTCTACCGTTTCTTCTATGATTACGAGCCCTTCGTCGGCCAGGCCATCGACCAGCACACGGAACTGCCCCTGTCCAAGCTTCGGCTCCGTATGCCTGTGGCCAAGAACCGGGAACTGGCCGAGAAGTCCATGCGGTTCTGTGAGCGCTGGGCGAAGAAGATCAAGCTCCTCCAGAAGCTGATGCGGATCACCCATGAGTACCACCTGATGGGTGAGGCCAACATCTTCTGTGAGGATACCAACGAGGAGATGCCGGACGAGGTTCGGGCGCAGTTGATCCGAGAGATCAAAGAGGACGGGACTCTGGTCGAGCGTTGGGACGAGTATGAGGACGCTGATGAGCGGGCCGTTGCGTGGTTGAAGAAGAACTACAAGGGCTGGACGGCGGTTCGGGTGCTGCCCCCGGAACAGGTCAAGGTGGAGAGCTTCCCCTTCACGGATGAGAAGTTGGTCGAGCTTGTGCCGGACGCCAAGAGCAAGGCCATCGTGGAAAGAGCCCGTGGCGGTGACCCAAACGCCGAGCGCATCGTGAACTCGATGCCCACCGACATTGTGCAGGCAATCCTAGAGGGTCGGAACCCGGTCCTCAACACGGACAAGGACGCTGGCTCTTTCGTTTATACCCTGGAGCGGAAAAGGTCGGACTACGAACCTCACGGTAAGTCCATTCTTCAGCGGTGTTTTCTGCCAGGCACCCCCATTTGGGTCAGTCGAGGTGGTGTGCCCCAAGAAGTACCCGTTGAGGACGTTCAGAACGGGGAGATGGTGTTGACCCATAATGGTCGGTTCCGATCATGTCAGGTGGGATCTCGCTCCGTGGATGAAGAGATCACCGTGATTGACGTGGAGGGGATCCAAGATCCTTTGCGTCTGACATCTGAACACAGAGTGATGCGAATTGCCGAGGACGGTACCGAGGAGTGGGTTGAGGCCCGGCACATGCGAGTGGGTGACTTGGTGCGTGAAGCACACATCGCTCCTGAGAGTGACGACGTTCCAAGTGTTGTTGATCTGGTCGAATGGTGGCAGGGTCGGCAGTTGTTGTCGACCAAGAGGGGACGACCAAAGCTGGGACTGTCAGAAACGGATCGTCAGTTGCAGGTGCTGTCCAGTACCGCAGATTCAGAACTGACTGTTTGTTTTGAGTACCTGTCTGATAACAGAAATCATTTGCGAGCAACAGAAGGTTTGACTCGACTTCTGCAATGGGCACACAAGCTCACTGCACCCGTTGTCAAAACACAATCTGAGGTGGCCCTGGAAGCGGGGGTTTCCGCACGGGATGTACGGGTCTATGCCCCCAGGTTGCGGAAAGAAGGTTTACTCAAAACGGAAGCTGTCTCATTAGGCCGAGGTAAACAGGTAACATGGTACCCATCTACGACGTCTGAATTACCGTCCGTTCAGACCACAATAACGTCTCCAGTTAGTTCAATTAACGTTACAGAGGAGTTTTGTTACCTCCTTGGGACATGGTTGGGGGACGGTTCCATCTGGACAGAAAAAGAGACCCTTTTGAACGTGCATTCTCTCAAGTGGTCCCTCCATGATGAGGGAATGCGAGAAAGGATTCGGGGTCTGATCAAAGAGTGTTTTCCTGGTGTGGACATTATCACTGGTTCTCTGATGAGTAAAAAGGGACATCAGGGTGACGTTCGTGTGGAGGACCCCCTTCTAGCCCGTTGGTTCCTTGAGGAATTTGGGCACGGGTTCGATGGCAAACATCTGCCGGAATGGGTTTTCAATCTTCCTGTGTTGATGTTGCGGGCTCTCCTTCAAGGAGTGGTTGATACGGACGGATGGGTGAAGAAGGACGGAACCACTTTAACTATAGACTTGAGGAACAAAGTCCTGGTACAGCAGCTCCATCTGTTGGCAAACCGAGTGGGGTTTCATACTCAGGTGCGGAAAACAATCCAGCGTCCGCACGTTTGGAAAAGAAAGTGGGAGAATCAACAGGGAGCACAGGAAAAGACGTACTCCTACGAGGAGCGGGAGTGTTGGAAGGTTGAATGTTGCCGCTCTGATGATATCCGGGCATGGACAGAGGGGGGGCTAAAAACCCCCACCTTGAGTGTTCCCCAACAGAAATACACCTGGTGTTCCCGTTTTAAGGGGGGGCATCTCACCCGTAAGGTCCGAGATGTTAGAATTCGCCCGTACCAGGGAGTTGTGTACTCCTTTGGTGTTGTTGGGGATGAGTCCCATATAACTGGGGGCATCACTACTCACAACTGTATGAGAACTCTCGTCTTTAGAGACAAAGTTCGACAGTCGCTCACATCGATAGCTTCCCGACATATGACACCTTACCGTCTGGTTTATGCCGAGGACATGAACGAGGAGCAGACCGAGGCCCTCCGTGAGCAAGTCGACTTAGCTCTTCAAGACCCTGACTACTCAATCGTTACGAACTTCCAGGTCAACTGGGAGGAGATGGGTGCTGACCAGCGGCTCCCGGACTGGTCCTGGGTGTGGGACAACACGAATCAGCAGCTTTATGCTGGTCTCGGTGTGACCGAGGCTCTTTTGTCAGGTGAATCCAGCTACTCTGGGGACAGGATTTCCCTGGAGGTCATCAACAGCCGCTACATGTTCCTGAGGGAGGTGCTTCAGGACTTGGTGGAGGAGAACTTCTTCGAGCCAATGTGTCGCCGGATGGGTTTTGTGGAGGAGGATGAGGATGGGAACATGCAGGTAATCGTTCCTGGCCTGTCCTTCACCCGGTTGGCCCTGCGGGACACGGCGGACACATTCGACGCTCTGTTCAATTTGTACCAGAAGGGTTCGTTGGATATTGATGTGATCCTCGATCTTATGAATATCGATCCGGTGACCACCCAGGAGAAGCTCAAGCGGGATCTGTTCACGTTGAATGATGCCACCTTCAACGAGCTTCTCCGGGGCGTGTATGGCAAAGCTGGGGATCTGCTTGTGGACGGTACAACCATCATGGAGAAGATCGCAGAGAACCTGGGCCTCAAGTATGTGAAGCCCAAGGACGATGCCGGTCGTTTCTAAGCCTATCCCTTCCCTCCCTTAGAGGGGGATCTATCGTGAAAAGAGCCGACGCAGAAAACGGGAAAAAGACGGGTGACCGTTCAGACGTTGGTCTGTTTATCCCTCTTCCCGGAGATTTGGCATCCCAGTTTCCTGATCTAGGTAGCAACGACCAGTCGGTGCCTCACTCCACCTTCCTCTTCGTAGGATCCGTCCCGCAGGGCCGGGAAGAGCGGCTGCTGGAGGTGGTGAGGGGTGTGCTGGCAGAGTTGTCCGGTCCGGTCCGGGCGCAACTGGCGTCGGACATTGAGTACTTTGTACATCCGGCCAAGCAACGTCGGGTGGCGGTCCTCCCCGTCCGTTTTAGCCATGATCTGGCGGCGATTCGATGGAAGCTCCGGGACGCTCTGGTAGATGACGGGTTTGATGTGGATGACAGCTTCCCATTGATCTACCGTCCCCATGTGACCTTGGAGTATCTTAACGACCTGGACGAGACCTATGTCGGGACTGTCCCGTCCGGTGGGTGGTCCCTCAACGGGATCGAAGTCTGGGGTCTGCCCCGTGTGGTGGAGGTCCCCTTCAGCAGCGTCAGCAAGTTGGCCCACCGGCATGTGGAGTCCAAGGCCCACCACCGTTCCGTCGCACTCATGAAGTTCCTTTCAGGGGTAGCCCGGAAGCTGGGCGTTGGTAACGACGTGTACGTCGTCGGTGGTGCCGTCCGGAACTTTGTGCTGGATCCCACGGGTCTGAAGTATCCGATTAAGGACATAGATGTCGTCATAGATCCTGTAGCGCTCCGCCGCCCTGACGCCTCCGACTGGTTCGCCCAGAAGGTGAAGCGGGCCATCCCCGTGGACGTGAGCCTCGTGACTAACTCGTATGGGGTGAGCATTGTTACAATTACGGGGGATTGGATCCTGGATGGTGTGTCCATGGCTGGGGAAGTCATAGAGATCGCCAACGCCCGGACCGAGTCCTATGGCGGCACTGCTGGTAAGGGTTACAAACCCCATTTGGTGGAGCCTGCGACCATCGAAGAGGATGTTAAACGCAGAGACTTCAGTTTTAATACCCTCCTCTGGCGGATGCATGACCTTGCCAACGGCCCGGATCAAGTGGCGATTCTGGACCTGACGGGCTGCGGGATGAAGGATCTCCAGGATGGGTGGATGCGCTGCCCCTCCAAGCCGGACAGGACCTTCTCGGACGATCCTTCGAGGATGGTCCGAACTATAAAGTTCATGTTGAAATACGGTTTCAAGATCAGCTCCGAGGTCAAGGCGTCCATCAAGAAGAACGCCCCGAAGCTCAAGAACATCCCACCGGGGCACCTGTCCAATATGATCATTGAGACTTTCTTCACGCCCGGTGTGGGAAAGAAGGCCCTCCTGGAGATGGACAAGCTGGGGCTGCTTGAGGTGACACGGGACATCGCCAGGAAGGATAAGAAGTTCCGGCAGGCTTTGGCCAACTGGGCGGACGCTCATGCCTCCGTGGAGTTCATCTTCGATCTGATGGATCTGGGGATGCCTTCCGGCAAGCGGTTGGGTTTCCTGAAGCCTGCACAGAAGGATCGTGTACGGGAGATCACCGTACAGATGGATGCCGATGGGTCGGATGCCTTTGTGCGGCTGTTGGAGCAGCCGGGCAAGGTCCTCGACATGCCCGGACTCATTACAGAATATGGGTTCAAGGGTGCTGAGATCCGTGCCCTTGTAGAGGCAGCCCGCACGGCTCTGTTGGACGAGCCTCTCCTGGCCTCGTCCGGTCGGAAGTGGGAGGACAAGATCCGGCGCAGGCTGGGTAAACCTGCTGGGAAGACCGCTGGAAATGAGGCTCATGTGGTAGCCTCTAAGCCTGTTGTGATTGACGAGGTTCACCTCAAAAAGCTCAAGAAGGACTTCCTCACCTTCACCCGACAGATTAAGAAACCGAAGGACTACGACCAAGCCCGGTATATGGCTGACGCCTATACTCGTTGGCGGGTGCAGTTCGAGGATTTCATCAAGCGTCTCTGGAAGTACATGGATGGCCTTCACTGGAGGCATCCGAATTTGTTCTCTGAAAACGACAGAGACTACTGGCGTCGAGTCGTTGGGGAGGATACCTGGGTCCTTCAAACTGAGAACTTCCCGCTACAGCATCCTGATGACTACTGGACAGAGGAACAGTGTGTTGCTGAGTTTGAGCAGCGACGTGGGCCATGGGTCCGAAAAGTTCAGAGAGGGGCTCGGGAGGCTTGGTCCCGTCTTGATGACTTCGTCTCGTGGATGGAGACCAACCGTCTCCAAGCGCTACAGACAGAGGGGGACAAGGTCACACTTGAGTACCCCGAGGTTTACAAGGAGAACATCGACGGTTTCCAGTTGACGTTCAAGGGAATCGAACCGGATGACCGGGCGGAGGTTAAGGGGTTCTTGGCAGGGCTGAAGAGGTATAAGGCACTGGCTGCGAAGCGTATGCCCCTTCTTCTTCGGAGGAAACTCCCCATCGTCGTGAACAGTATGGGTGAGGTGGGGCTTGAGTGGGGTGGTCAGTACCACACCCGTTACATTGATTTCAACCTTGCCTCGTCCAGTAGCTCAGGGATACAGAATCGCACTGTTCATGTCTTGGCTCATGAGATGGGGCATCATATCTTCAAGTCTCTTGGCAGTAAGTCCCGGAAGTTCTGGGACACCCTCATCCGGGGGGACATGGAGCCGTTGGATCTGAAAAAGATTTACCCCCTGATGAAGGCGGGGGAGGATCTTCAGTGGCTTGCTTTCGACATCGAGGAGAAAGATCCAATCCTTGCCCTCCAGTTAACAGGGGTGAGCGAGGACTGGCGATGGAAGCACAATGTCCCGACTAAAGAGAAGGTCAAGGAGTTCATTGACGGCGGTGAGGTGCAGATCCATGTTCCCAAGCGCCCCATCACCTACTACGCCTCAAAGAACCCAGAGGAAGCCTTCTGTGAGGTGGTCGGGCTTCTGGTTGCCAATGGCCCTGGGTCGGTGGACAACGAGATCCTCCACTGGCTTCGGGTGATCGTACCGTCAGCCAAGATCGCCAACCTCCAGGGTGTGGTGGAAGTCCCGAAAAACACCCACCCAGTCAAGGTGGAGCCGCCCAAGGCCAAGAGGAAGCAGTTTCCCTTCGTAGGGTACATCGACTTCCAGGGCATCAAGATTGACGTTGAGAATAAGCAGGGGGACGTGCGGAAGGGTGTCAGCCCTGATGGTGAAGAGTGGGAAACCCACATGTTCCACCATTATGGCGAAATTCGGAATACTGAGGGTACAGATGGCGATAAATTAGATGTTTATGTGGGGGACAATCACGACTCTTCCCTGGCGGTCGTTGTCCACCAGCAGGATCCTGACTCAGGCAAGTTCGATGAGGACAAGGTCATGCTCGGCTTTGATTCGGTCGAGGAGGCCATCGGAGCCTACAAGAAGCAGTACGACCAGCCTGGGTTCTACGTTGAGGGCGAGCACCTGGAGATGCCCATAGGGCAGTTCTGGCGCTGGGTCAATGAGGACCGGAACAAGGGTAAGAAGGTCAAGGATGCTGTTGTGCATACAGCGGCCCAGCACGCCCCCTCTACGGCCCCGACGTGGTTTCCCGAGGTAGAGGGGCGGGTCACAGACATAGCGGCGTCAGGGGACAACGACGAGGGTTGGAAGGCAGCGTCCCAGCGGAGGACTGCCGAGCATAATGACGATTACCAGAGACGGGAGAAGGTGCTGCCGGAGGACCTAGACTTTGCCCGGAAGCACCATCTGCCCTTAGAAGAGGATCAGTATTGGGGCACTGTGGTGCCCCTTAAAGCGCTTTATACAAAGCGTCCCCAATACCACATTTTTGGCATGAACTTAGGTGATCAGAAGCGGTTTGTTTTCGCATCCATTCCTTTGTCCTTGTTAGTCCCGGCTCAAGAAACTGTCTCGTTGATAGGGCTGCATCGCTACACCGAAGGAAATGTGCGGAGTGACAAGGGTGTACCAGAAGTAGTGCTCTGTGAGTCAGCTTTTTTTGTCATGGAGGGGCACACCCGGTTGGCCGCAGAGAGGCTCAGAGGGCACTCACGGGCCGAGGTGAAGCTGTTCCTTTATGACGGTAAGAAGTTTCGGAAGCCTACAGATGAGGATCTGCCCTCATCTGTGCGGCTCCTTAAAAGGAGGCGGAGAGCAACCGCCGCCCAGCGGATAGCAGATCGTTACGTTGAGGGCCTGCAGATCAACCTGAACGTGGGTGACCCCGTTTTCTACGGGAAATGGAAGTCTTCGCCAGGTACCATCAAGGACTTCAAAACGGATCCCAAGAGCGGTGACCCTGTTGTGACGGTCGAACCTTATCCGAAGGGACGCAAGAAGCCGAAGGATCTCAAGCTCCTCAAGATCAGGGAGCGGCAGCCCAAGCCAGAAGAGAAGAAGGCTGGGATGCTGGAGCCGCCTCCGGCGATGGTGAAGTCTGTCCTTGAGTGGGTCATGGCCGTGACACAGAGCACTAAGGCGTTCCGGGCCAAGGAGGATTTGGCAAAGGCTCAGGATGTCCTTCAGGCGTTGACAGCACTCAAGCGGGACATGACGAAGCAGCGGGGTGTTCTTGAGGACGCCGTTGCGGATCCGAAGGTCGGTGTCCGGGCCGAGTACGCAGCCCTTAAGCAGTACGTGGAGACCCTCTTTGAGGACAACCGGAGGACGGCGGTCTTTGTGCAGCGTCTCGTGTGGGGGCCTCCCAAGTTCAAGAAGTTCACTGAGGCCCACAACAAGGGTGACCTGCCAAGGTATGTGAGGTCAGTCGGTGACGAGGTAGACGAGGCCCTTGCGGACAGGATGAAGGCCGTTAAGGGACAGGTCCAGAAGCTCCGGGCCGGGGCCGGTGGTCCCTCAAAGGTGCAGCCAATAATGCCCGGAAAGGAACTGGTAACCCGGATCCCCGTAGATCTGCGTGGGTGGAAGTACGAGGGGCAGGTTACCGTAGAGAAGGGGGTCAAGGGACTTGTAGATGTCATCACCAAGGCCATGGCCCGTAAGACGGACATCGATGAGGAGTCCCGGAAGTTCTTTGACGAGTTGATGGAGGGCAACAAGAAGCAGTGGCAGTCTATCGCTGTAAAGTTGGACCCGAACCAGACCCCTCACGGGAGATGGCAGTCCGCAACCAAGATGCTGACCCTGAAGTTCGGTGGTCCCGAGAAGGACGCCGCATGGTACCGCCCCCTCATCGAACATGAGTTGCGGCACGTTGCACAGGATCTGATCAATTTCTCCGAGGGTCTGTATGACAGAGGGGGCCGACCTTCTCGTAAGATGCTTACTCCAGACTACACCCAGCAGGACGAGGATGCGGCGAGGCAGAAGCTGAGGGCCGTGGGCATCGATCCACGTCAGGTAGCGATTCATCATCTGGACGATGTGGAGTTCTACACGGACCTGGCAGACGCTGTCGGAGAGTACAAGAGGCAGCAGCCAAAGTTCGACCATCTCCCTCGTAATGAGACCATCAGGTTCTTTGTGGGTGGGAAGGCCAATCCTGAGGTGGCACAGGAACTTCGCAGTTTGCGGATGCACCCCCTCCCCTTCTTCACGACGTTGAAGAGGGTTCCTTCCGCAAGGGGTAAGTACCAGAAGGCTGTGAATGAACTGCTTAAGGCCACGGGCGGGTCCGCTACCAGGGTGGCTCTCCGTTACCTCCAGGGGAAGCAGGCTGGCGTGTTCCAGGGGCCACCGGCGCTGTTGAAGACCATCCAGGAGTGGGCGCTGGCCACCTACGCCGGACACATCCTCGCTGGGGTTGAGACAGACCTAGAAACGATCCTTGACGCCAAGGGGCCGATCAAGAGGGCCATCCAGGACATGGGCAAGGGATACGATGAGGTCACTAAGGCGGGCAGTCTTTCCGTTGGCGGATCCTTCAAGTTCCCGATGACGGACACCTTCGGCGGTTCCAGTAGTCTCTCCAAGAGTGTCTGGGGGGTCAAAAGGACGGGGGAAGACGTCTACCTGATCGGGAAGGGTGACCGTTCCGTTTCCTGGAAGCCCCAACAGTTGCCCTGGCAGTGGGGTCGTGGACCGTGGACCCTTGAGGAAGTCAAAAAGCATCTGATGCCCTACATCAGCAGGGCGACGCAGAGGATGCGGTCGAAGCTGGATCAACCTGTTGTTGACCCCAACATGCCCAAGGCCGTGGAGTTAACCCTCCTGAAGCGAAAGTGCCTCCAGTACACGACTAAGGCCAAGCATTACTCCGGGAAGGCCACCACTAAATTCAAGCTGGATCTGTCCGGTTGGAAGTACCTACCCAATCCCCGAGAGGCCGAAAAGCACATCAAGGATGAAGAAGGTTGGGATGTGGTGAAGGTGGTGCTGGACTTCAAGGGGAGCCAGACAAAGGGCGGCTACTGGTCCCTCAAGGAGAGGACCCTGGACGTAGAGATCGGGGCCGGGGCCACCAGCCACTATATCCGAACACCAGAGCAGGCCCGGACGGTGTCTCTGTTCGAGACAGGTATAACGCAGATCACAGGGACTTGTCGTCATGAGGTCCAGCATATTGGACAGGATGCCCTGAGGCTCGCTAAGGGATTATCGGAGGACGCAGGTCTCCCTGGCCGCACTCTACGGAACCCGGACTTCACCCCCGAGGGGCGGAAGCTGCACGTCCCTGAGGGGGATGCTCCTTCTGGGAAGGTACACCCGCTTCGGGATGTGGAGTTCCATACCCGGATCCAGGACGAGATAGAGAAGTTCTCTCGCTTTGTGCGGAAGGGTGTTGTCGCCAAGGCTAAGATCAAGGAGGCCCTCCATATCTGGGTGGGGGCGTCCCCCGAGAATGAGATGAAGGATCCAGACGGCAAGGTCATCATGACCACGCAGCAGTTCTTCTACTCCCTGCGGAAGTACGAGAAGGGGAAGTGGCAGAAGGCCGTCGATGAGTTCAGGAAGGGTCTTATGCGGAAGGGTCTCCGGATCAGTTCTGAGGACATCCAGTCGGCCATGACGCAGAGGGTCAGGCAGGACCAGGAGTACTTTGCCTCGCTCTTGGGCACTGTCGCTCAGATCCAGTCCGAGATCGATGCTCATCCCGATTATTACTCTACATCGGACAAGAACAGGAAGCTCTGGTTGGCGTGGAAAGATCTGGCTTTGCTAGGGGATCGGCTGGCCAGGGCCGTGTTGGATCAGAAGAGCATCCCGCCGGGCAAGAATAAAGCCTTCGAGTTGGCTGCTCGTGCCTTCATCTCTATACGGGGGACTCCCCGTGACATTGAGAAGTGGATGGTGAAGAACAAGCGGCACATCAACCTTCTCAACGACACCGTAGACTGGCCAGACAAGTCAGAGGACGAGAAGCTCAAGGTGGGGGCCTTTACGGTACACAACACCCTTGGGTTGGAAGGGGCGGACCTTGACCGAAGTAAGAAGAACGTTCAGAAGGCTGAGTCGCTGATTCGTCGGATGCCCTTTCCGAAGGGACTCAAACAGGTTCTTTATGGGGACGTTTACATAGTAGCTCGGCTAAACAAAACCAAAACGTGGGCCTTCTACTACCCTCGGGACGACAACGTCTATGTCAGGGCTGACACCAAGGGTGTGTTGGGAGAGACTCACAGCCTTATTCACGAACTGGCTCATCGCTATTGGGAACAGTTCGCATCCGTTTCCAAGAAGCACGCCTGGATCCGCCACCACGCCCATATGTCCGGCAAGAGCATGCCCGCCGAGAAGATGCCGATGCCGAACGTTGGGGAGACTCTCCCCCTCAAGATTCCGGGTGCCCCTCGGGGGTTCGAACCTGTGGTTTCCCATGTCCATGCCGGGAAGTACTGGTTCGATGTGCCCTCCAAGGATGGGAAGACGACCAGGACGATGAACTACCCCGTCCACGAGATGGCGAAGTTCCTTTATGACCGGGACGAGAGGACAAAGCGGCGGGAGACCTTCCCGACCCCCTATGCAGCGAAGAACGCTGAGGAACACTTCTGTGAATCCACGGCATTGAGGGCATTGGGCAAACTGAAGGGGTCAAACTTGGATGAGTACGACCGAATCTGGGGTGGCTCAGGGGGGCGGGTGGCCAGTCAGGACTCATCAGTAGAGGCCAAAGTGGACTTCTCTGGCACTCGTTGGGTAGTGGCACCCCCGTCCAAGTTGGACGAGGCACAGGCTGAAACCGTTTGGCAGGTTTATCATACATCCTATGGGAACCTTGGTGAACACATCTCAAACCTGTCGGAGCTGTTGTCCAAGTACCAGTTGTTCTGGCTCGTGGATGTAGACGGGGATGAGAAACCGGATGCGTTCATTGCCTATAAAAAGACCCCAGCGGGTAAGAAGATAGGTGTTATCGGTTCTGACGGGTCTCCGTTGGCCAAGCGACTAGTGGTACGGAAACTCCTCCAGTTGTTTCAGGGCAACGGGTACTACGTCGAGGCTTCGGGACGACCGGCACAAATGCTAGACTCCGCTGGGGTGCCCCATGTGACGGATCAGGCTGATGTGGAGGCCGTGATGGCTCCGAAAAAGATCCACTGGTTGGGGGACGGTAAGTACACCAGGGCCATTGGTGGTTTGGGGACGAAGGAGAAACGCTTGTACGGACATCCCAGGATCCCACGAGCACGTAAGCAGGCACGTCGGTTGGCCACCCGCTGGCTCAGGTCCTCTGCGAGCATCCCGGCCCAGCAGATTGCAGCACGTTATCTGGAGGCCGGTGCCTACCCCACAAGCCGTTTGGTGGAGGGTCCACTCATTGACGGGCATATCCCACCGAGAACCCCACAGGGACGGCCTCCGGCGTATTTATACCGCTCTATGCCGGTGGCGGAGTACGAGGCAGCAGTGTCTCGGGGTCAGATGCGGGGGCGTCCGCTCCACGCCGCAGGCGAGCCTGTTTTCTACACCCTCAACCCAGGCGAGAACGTCCTGGTCGCAATAGAGTACCGTGACCGAGATGGCTGGGACTCCAAGGTGGGTATGGGAGGCAGCACCATTTACGCCATCACCCACGACGCTATTCCGATGTCGAGAGTTGCTGAGTTGGCACGGGGGGCCAAGGGGGATCTGAAACGGTGGAAGTCCGCTGCCAAGTTCAAGGACAAGAAGAAGGTCAAGAAGCAGGATGGCGGCGAGATGACCGGAGGTAAAGCTGATGTGTTCTTCTAACTTTATCGGACAGGTTTATTCCTTGCATGATCCTGTGACACAGGAGTTGCGTTATGTTGGACAAACAACACACACACTGGAACATCGTTTGAAACAACACTTGAAGCAGTTGAAAAAAAGCACACACAAAAACAACTGGATTCGGTCTCTTCTTCCTAGTCGACCTTTGATTCGGCACGTTTGTTTCGCTGCCTCTCAGTCTGAATTGGATCTTCTGGAGATAGGCCACATCGCAAAAACAAAAACCTCTGGGTGTCGTCTGACTAATGCAACTACAGGGGGGAGGGGAGGGAGGCATTCTGCTGAGACCATCGCAAAAATGAGAGTGGCACACACAGGAAAAGTGTTTTCACAGGAGGCTCGACAAAACATGTCCAAGGCAAAAAAGGGTCATCCTGTTTCGGAAGAGACCAGACGTAAAATTGCTGCCGCAAATACAGGACATGTGCCATCGCTGGACACTCGAACCAAATTAAGTTTAGCACTTCTTGGCCATACCGTTACAAGTGAGACGAGACAACGCATCTCAGAGGGTAACAAGGGCAAAGAGCGTACTGCTGCTTTTCGAAGACATCTATCGAAAATTAACCTTGGAAAGAAACACACGGAAGAGTCTAGGCTTCGAATGTCGGGGCGGGTGATGCCTGAGGAGACCCGACAGAAAATTTCTAGGGCATTGAAAGGGCGAGCAAAAGAGGGGATGTCCGAAGAAACCAAGCGTAAGATTTCGGATGCCAAAAAAGGAAAGACACTGTCCTTTGAGACCAGGCAACGAATGTCAGAGGCGCAAAAAGTCCGATGGGCAAAACAAAAATGAAGACCTTTTTTGATGATGAAAGGGTGGTGCGCCGGATTGCAACCCTGTACGTATGCCGGGTTGCACAGGATCACAAATACAAAAAAAGGCACAAGTCCCCTGGCGGAACTAAGATATACGAGTACAGCGACCGTCATGTGAACGACCGGAACAAGGGCAAAGCCCAGAAGGTTGAAAAGCTTCGGCATGGCATCACCAAGCTCCGGGGTCAGGTCCATAAGGATCTCAAGTCCAAGGATGAGAAGACCCGTGCAACGGCCCTGGCTGTTGGTCTCATGGACGCCACCTACGAAAGAATTGGTAATCCGACTTCTGCCAAAGAGGGCCATTTTGGGGTCACTGGATGGAAGGCCCAACACATCACATTTTCCGGGGGCACAGCCACCATCAAGTACGTTGGGAAATCCGGCGTGAAGCATGAGAAGGTCATCAGCACCCCAGGTTCTGTGGCGGCGCTCAAGGCTGCTGTGAAGGGTAAGAAGCCCGGAGACACCGTGGTGGACGCCTCAGCAGAGGATGTGAACGGATACCTCAAGCCCTTCGGTGTCACCGCCAAAGATATTCGTGGCTTTCATGCTAATACAGAGATGCAAACCCGGCTCAAGGCTATCCGGTCCAAGGGCGGCAAGCTGCCCACCGACAAAAAGGAGCGAGAGAAGGCCCTCAAGGAGGAGTTCAAGAAGGCCCTGGCTGAGACAGCCGAGGCGGTAGGGCATGAGGCAGCTACGTTGAAGAGCCAGTACCTTGTGCCAGGTTTGGAGTCCGATTTCCTTAAGGATGGAACGGTCAACGACAAGATGGTGAAGAAAGGCTCAGAGTTGGCACACCGCTGGTTGAAGACGGCCATCATCAACATCAACAACGCCACCGATGGTCCCGAAGGAGATCTGATGTTGAGGGGCGACTACGGGCTCCAGTCCAGCCTGACTTACTACGAGCAGGCGATCATGCAGGATTTGATCATCCACCACCACCCGATCCTGAACACTCCCGAGGGGTATACGCTCAGGGGGCACAAGGTCGGCCCCAGTGCTGTGTGTGAGTTGATGGGAGCCGGATACCTGGAGGACCATGGCGGGGAGATATACTTGTCCCCTATGTACGAAGCCAAGCAGAAGCTCTACCGGACAGCCTCTTCATCCAGACTGATCCTGTTGTATGAGCGGCACTACCCACCCGAGGACAGGTCCATCGAGCATTACGCTGCTTGGCGCAACAGCCTGACCCTCCCGATGGCCCGGACGGCAGCCTATGACATCATCAGACACTGCCCCCATTGTCAGTGCGTCCTGCACGACGGTCCTCGCTACCATGAGCACTGCGACGACTGTGGGTACGACGTAGATTTCCCAGGCGGACGGGAGCGTCTGAAGGACGGGGAATGGACACCCATCCCCGAGGATGACCCCCGGCTGGTCCTGTTCAAAGAGAAGAAGGCAACGCAACTGGATGCTTTCGAGAAGATGTGGCGGACGGCAACCAAGACCCACGGGGAACGTGAGGACGAGGAAGCCGAGCGGTTGCTACGCCCCGAGCCTAAGAAGAAGCCCCCCCGGAATGATCTCCGCCGGGAGCAGATGAACACGGACAAGGACAAGGACACAGAGTCGGAGGGTGCTGACGGGGACAAGGACCTCTCTTTGAATTACAAGCGGATTGCCCTGCGCTGGCTCGCTGCGGCTGGTGAACACAAGCCCGGCGAGGTGTGGCAGACGGAGTCCGGTTGGGCAGGGCAGAACCCAGACGGTGTCCCTCATACCTTCAAGGATCGGACGAAAGCCGAAGCCTACGCCAAGGGTCAGTCCGAGGCCCCTGAGGACGAGGAGAAAGCTGCCCCTGAGGAGGAGCAGTCCCCTGAGACCACCCCTCAGCCTGAGGAACCGAAGAAGAAGCCGAAGCCCCGGAAGGATCCTGAGCAGGTTCGATTTGACCGGAAGGTCCAACGGGAGGTGAAGAACCTGAGGGCAGAACGTAAGGGTGTCAAGGACGCCAAGGTGGAGCTTCGTCAGGCCAAAAAGGATCTCAAGGAGGCTCGTGCAGAACTCAAGGCAACCCAGAAGGGAACGCCTGGGTACGTCATAGCTAAGGATACAGTCGACACTGCCAAGGAGTTGGTGGACCAGGCCCAGGAACAGTTGGACACGGCAACGGAGTCTTTCGAGGCCACCAAAAAGCGGGTGGAGGAGATAAAGTCAGAGCGGGTGGAACGCTACCCCGACAGCAATACGGAGTTGGGCCGTATTCGTTTGCTCCTTCGAGAGTTTGATCAGACGTCAGATGATGACAATGACGGGAGTATGAGGGCCGAGACGCTTGAGGATAAACTCTCCAAGTACGACGTTGCTTCTCAGGAGCAGGCAGCCTCTGCTTTCCAGAAGGAAAGCACCTCCTTGGCCCATCAGGAGTTAACCCCTGAGTTGGTTCAGGAGATCGTGGCAGCCGAGAAGCAGCTTAAAAAGAAGGGCCTGTCCGCCGAGGTTTTCGGGGAGTTGACTGCCCGTGTGATGTTCGGGCACAGCATCCTGGCGAACCCCACCAAGGTTTCGCCTATGCGTGGAGTCGAGGTGGATGGTGCGGAGCAGGCGAAGATCGCCAGAGACTCCTACGATCACTACTCTAAGCTCAATCCCGAACTCCGGGCCAACGCATTCCGGCAGGCAGCGGAGGAACTCAAAAAGCACCCGGACGATTCACCCGATAGTGTCCATCTGTCCCGTGTGGTGGATGGTCTCTACCTGGCCTCAGTAGCGGCTGGGGATGATGACTCCGTGAGGGAGACGGACGGGAAGAGACTCATTCCTGAGCCGTCCGGCATCTTCAAGGCCCTGGTTAAGATGCAGAAGGGCGACGACAGTTTTGGGAGCGAATCAGGTGACCTTGTAGATCTCATGTCTACTGAGTTCTATGGACCCAAGGGAAGGGCTGCACTGCGGACCCGGATCTCAGAATTGGATGACAATGACCTGACCAACCTGTTTACGGGAGGGGATCAGGAACTGGATCGGATGATCCAGGACGCCCTTTCCAAAATGACAGAGCCTTGGCAGCGGGAGTTGCTCAGGGGTCTGATGCAGGATCTGACCCTGGACTCAATGACGACCCAGCATGCAATCCTGACGAGTCAGGCGGGGGCTGAGGAAGGCCCCGAAACTCTGAAAAACCAGGGCACCCGGTCCATGCCTAAGACCCCGGAGGAGATGGACTACACGCTGACGGACTATCGGCGTCGGGCAGCAGATGCTGCTTCGGATGAGATGGAGGCTCTCTTGGCGTGCCTGAGGGGGCATAAGGATTCTGAGACCGCTCGTCAGGCGTGTCAGGAGAAGGCAAATGCGTACCGGATCAAGTCCCACGCTGGGTTCCTGCAACTCGTAACTGATGAGTTTGGTATCCGAGATGAACTAGATCCTTTCCTGGTTCAGTTACGAACGATGTTGGATCGTCAGGATCTCGCAGAACTTGATTTCAAGTTTGTTTCTGAGGGAGCAAAAACGGCGTTTACACGGAAAACAGTCCGTGCAGTTCAATCCTCTGCCTATACGGATGACATAAAGGCGAGGGGCTGAGTGCCCAGCGCTTACCTCCTTTGGGAGGAGCTAATCCGGTCGGCAGACCACATGAGGAGGAATTCCGATGACTGAAATGACGAAGAAGGGCGCTCAGGTAGTGACCAATGATCTGGATCGGGTTGCGACCCTGTTCCAGCAGGATTGGGCCACGCTGGGTATTCCGCAGAAGCTGGCCGTGGATTTCGCATACCGTTGTGATCTTCTGAGCGACGCCGTCGAGAAGAGAGCTGGGGTGCCGAAGACCGCAGCGCCGGACTTCAACCCTGAGGAAATCGGGGAGGAGAAGGCCGGGCCACTCGAAGACGAGCTGGACGAGGCTTTCATGAAGGGCGAGTTCACCCAGCAAGAGAACCGGGAACTGCGTGAGCGGTACCAGGACGGCGACCTGGGCATCACCCCCAACCTCGACCCACAGGCCCCCGCCAGCGGCAAGCAGGGTTTCGAGCAGGTCGGCAGGGACAGCCTGAGCAGCAGGCTCGCAGCGCTGTGTACCCGTGTGCAGGGTCATGCCACCCGGTGTGGATCATCTGATCCGGCCCTTGCCGGACGCATGTTCCGGCTCGCCAGTGCCCTCCTGGACGTGCAGCGGGACGTGCTGACGGGGAAGACCTCGGCGGACCACGCTGTTCGGACGCTCCAGGCCAGCAATCTCCTGAACACTGACAGCCCCTCGGACAAGTTCGCAGCGCTGGTCGCCCATGCAACCAGGGTGGCGAAGAAGTCCGAGGACGAAGACGAGGACGTTCCTGACGAGGGCAAGGAAGCCGGAAAGATCCCACCCCAGTTCAAGGAATTCCTCGATAAAAAGAAGGACGAGAAGGGCGACGAGGACAAGGATGACGACAAGGCCGACGACAAGGGCGACAAGAAGGCCCACGGCTACAACCTGTTCGCCCAGTAAGGAGCCCAGCATGACATCCACCAAATCCGCAGCTTACGTGGATTTCCAACAGAGGGCTAAGGAGTTCTCTGTCGGGGATGAGGTGTCACCGCTGTTCTCCCTCCAGGTCATCGTAGGACGTGTCGTAGCCGTGTGGCCCGCCATCGGAATGGTGGACGTTGAGTGGCCGCACGGCTCCGAACGAGTCCCCGTAGAAGACCTCCAGCGGGGGAATGGTTCCGAGTTTACCCCACCCGAGACGGACAGCGCTAATGTCCCTGGTGGTGAGGGTACGGTTTCAGTCCCCGGTGGTCCCAAGGACGCTGTCACCAGGGTCGCCACTGCTTATCTGAAAAAGTCCCTTTACTGGGCAGCCCGTGATCGTCACTACAAGGCAACAGCCGAGGAGATCACCAGCGGGCAGTTCAACTGTCCCAAGTGCAAGGGTGCCTTCCTTCGTCCTGCCACGTACAAGCGGGCGGAGGGTGTGAGTGATCGTCTGCTGGCCTGTCCGGAGTGCCTGTTCCTCATCAAGAGGAGCGCCCTGATAGGGCATCCTGACTACATTGACGATGGGATTGACGGTGTCCAGGCGGATAGGAAGGTGGTCTAATGGCGTTCTTTCGTTACGCCAATGCCAAGGTCGTTCACCCACAGGTCTCCAAGACCCAGTGGATGAATGTCCGCACGGCTGCGAAGAAGGTAGCCACCGAGGACGGTGAGATCGCCCCTAGTCTGATTCAGCGGGCGTCCGAGTTCCTGGGTGCGGAGTTCAGCCCTAAGCGGTACCTCCTAACCCACGCCACGATCATTGCCTCCGTGGATGTGTCCTCCCCTCCGGGTGTGAAGACAGGGTCCATCATGGAGGACGGTTTCCGGGTGATGCGGAAGTACTCGGATTTCCGGGTCACAACCGAGACCGATAAGTACATAAACAACAATTTTGACGCCTGGTCCCGTGGTGTGTTGCTCAAGGCATTCCAGACCTTCATTGGGGGCCATAATTTCTTGGAGCACGTTCAGATCGAGGACTTATCGAAAGGTCGCATTATTGATGCGGTTGCTCGGGATGTTGGCGACTCGATCTATGTGGACATTCTGATCGCTACAGACCGGAGGCATAAGGATCTCGTCAAGGCCATCGAGAGTGGCAAGATGGGAACCTTGTCCATGGGCTGTACAGTCGATTTTACGATATGTACGAAATGTGGGCATGTTGCAGCCGATGAGACCGAAATGTGCCCACATGTAAAATATAAGAAGGGTAACCTCTTCTTTGATGAGCAGGGTCAGAAAAATCGGGTAGCAGAATTGTGTGGACATGAGTCACTTGATCCCACCGGAGGGGTGACCTTCATCGAGGCTTCCTGGGTGGAGACTCCGGCTTTCACCGGGGCCGTGATGCGGAACGTGCTCGAACCCTCCGTTCAAATGTCCCAACAGATTCAGAAAGTCCTGGCATCAACCCCTCCACAGTGGTTGGAGGATGCGACGGCTAAGGCGGCATCCATGGACGGTGTCATCACCCGCAATTTCCAGAATCCCACCCGGACCCAGTTCCGTACCTCCGACTTCATAGCGGGGGATGTCTTCCTGGCTGGGTGGTTGGAAGATGATGGGGGATCTGAAGAGCCAGAGGGCGAACCTGCAGAGACGGCCCCCGAGGAAGAGCCGACAGAGACGGCTCCTGAAGAGACGACTCCAGCAGAGACCCCCACCAGTCCGCTCAAGGACATGGAGGATGAGGTTTACAAGGACGTACTAGAGAAGCTGAAGCAGCGTCTCAAAGACGACATGCAACAGCCTAGTACCGAGGAGCCACATACCCCCTCGGAGTCCACCAACGAGAACTTGAATCATCAAGCCGCCGTCCGAGCCTATCAGGCCGGATTGCAGGTTGTTTGTAGAACGGCTTCATCTGATGTTGCTCTGGTTGACGGCGTGGCGCAGTTCAATCAGCAACTCGGAGTCGATGTTCCTGTGTTGTTGTATCGGGTGGCACTCAAGGTGGGGGATCCCGCTGAACATGGCTCGTCCCAAGCATACCGCAAGGCATGCAGGACGGCGATGGAGCGGAAACCTACATCTAGGGAGTCTTTGGTACTTGCTCGGTTAGGACAGTTGCTCTTCAGGAGAGGGTCTCTTGAGGGCGGATACGATGGCAAACGCCACGGAGGAGATGGATCATGAAGAGAGAACGTCTGACGAACAGGGCAGCGTCGGCTCCGCCCGCAAACCCAGGGTACGGTACGGAAGATCAGGATCACCCGGCGCACCAGGCCGATCCGGCACACGGTGACTACGCCAAGGGCGACCCTGATGCATGGGCCGAGACCCCGAACCCCCCGCCGTATGCCGAGGGAAACCCCCCTGCGGATCCCGGCTATGACGTCGAGGACCAGGATCACCCCGCCCACACGAAGAACCCTCGGGTTCCGAAGGAGGCACGGGGACTCCAGGCTGCCATCCTTTCGATGGCCGAGGCGAAGGCTGACAAGTGCCTCAAGGTAGCCAAGGCGATGCTTCGGGGTCGGAAGGGCATCACCGCCTCAATGGTCGAGGAGCAGGCATTCACGATGATGGACTGGTCGGATGCCCACCTTGCTTCCACTCAGGAGCGACTCGGCGGCGGGTTCCTGGCCGAAGAGTTCGAGGACGACCTCGGTCCGGTGGACATGGACATCCTCGGGGATGACGATCTGCCCCCCCCGGACGAGACCGAGTACCTGGAAGACGATGAGTTGGACGCCCTCCTGGCGGATGACGACGAGTTGGACGATGACATGGGCGACCCCATGGCTATGCTCACTGCCAAGGTCGAGACCCTCACCTCCGAGTTGACCGCCATGAAGGCTGCGGCCAAGAAGGGTGAGGACGACGAGGAAGTCGTAGAGGGCAAGAAGAAGGCCAAGAAGGGCGAGGACGAGGATGCCCCGGAGGAGAAGGACCCCAAGGAGGTAGATGCCAGCATGTTCGCCTCCGCCGACGAGATGGGCAACCCCATCCAGATGACCGCTGAGGATTCGATCCTCAACGAGATCTTCGGTTCCAAGAAGTCTGAGGACGAAGACGAGGAAGCGGACGAGGACGACGATAAGGAAGCCAAGAAGAAGAAGGCCAAGAAGTCTGAGGACGAAGACGACGTCGAAGAGGACGAGGACAAGGAAGCCAAAAAGAAGAAGGCCAAGAAGTCCGAGGACGAAGACGACGTTGAGGAGGACGTTGAAGAGGACGACGACAAGGAAGCCAAGAAGAAGAAGGCCAAGAAGTCCGAGGACGAAGACGACGTCGAGGAGGACGTTGAAGAGGATGAGGACAAGGAAGCCAAGAAGAAGAAGGCTTCCAAGCAGCGTCCCCAGCCCCGTAAGCCCTCCAAGGGTGTCAGCCGGGTCGGTTCCGTGACCCGCACGAGCGGCGGCGAGATCAATGACCTCTCCAAGCTCTGGGAGACCTCCCCCGACGTGTCCGACGTCTTCAACGGCAAGTAGCATTCACAACTGCAGCCTGGTCTTAGCCATGTTTCAAGACCAGGCTGCAGTTTGGATCTGATACTCTTCGTATTTCCTTGTTTTACATCCCTTGTCTTTTCGTTTCCCCCTCTTTTGTGTGTAACAAGTAACTTTTCTGCCCGTTTGGGGCGGTAGAACCCTTATATTTGCACCATAAGCATGAAAGGGCAGAAGCCCACTGTCGGTTGTCATAGGGGCACCCGGCGGATAGGAACTCGGCGGAGAAATCCACCGGACCTGTAAACAGAGTGCAAGGAGGGTAAAATGCCACTGCACGGACAGGCCAGCGGCGGGTGGACCGAATCGTCAAGCGCACTGCGGATTTTGAATCTCGGGATTCGGAACTCCATTGGTGTGCTCGCTGACGATGCGTTCACGCAAGCCAACCCGGTTGCGGTTGCAACAGGGATCTCGACTCGTCTCGACGTCACCCAGGTGGGCGTCCTGAGCGGGTCTGTGTGTTTCGGACGCCCCGCAGCGGGCAACAACTTCGTAGGTGGTCCCGGTACCAATGCGATCCAGACCCTGATCCAGGCCAGCCCGATTCGGGCACTGACCTACAGGCCTCTCGGCGTGTTCATCAACAGCGCTTCGGGCAATGCCTACGAGAACACCCCGGCGGTGGCCTCCGGCATCGGTCCCTACGTCAGCGCTATGGGCACCTACGCCTCGGCGCTCTACGAGACCGACGTCATCGACACGGTGGCGGATGCGGGTGGTGGTGCAGGTTCCTGGGCCATCGGTGACAACCTCGTTTACACCACGGGCAACGAGCTGATCACCTCACGGAACGGTTTCCTGATGCCCAAGTGGCAGGCGTGTTCCGGTGGTGCAGCGCTCATGGCAGTGGCCGGACTCGACCAGCCGGAACTGGCCGCACAGTCCTTCGTAGGAATCGGCGGCGCAGCCGGTGTGCGTGGTTCCTCCACCATCATCGGTGTGGTCAAGATGGCTCCCGATGCTTTCCAGACGGAAGTCGTCTGGGACCAGCGGGTTTAAGGGAGGTACATCATGAGTGAGATGACCAATGCAGTGAAACAGCAGGTAATCGGTGAGTACATCAAGACCCCCGGTGGTCGTGCCAAGCTCGCCGCCTCCATGACCCAGCCCCTGCGCCTCCGCAGGGACTATGCCGCTGTCGGACGCAAGACCTTCCTGGTCGAGCAGCTTCCCGATGGCGCTCTTCCGATTTACGATAAAGACCCCGATGTTACGGCATATGTGGTAGGTGAGGAAGGTCAGAACATCCTCGCCATCACCAAGCCTCGTCGGGTGATCTTCCCGCTGTTCGAGATCGCCTCGAACCCCGAGATCCCCTTGACCCAGATCAAGGAACGGCGCTTCGATCTGATCGAGCGTTCCCTCGACCTGGCCAAGGCTCAGATCCAGGCGGCAGAGGACGAGCGGGTCTTCGCAGTCCTCGACTCCATCGCCACGGCGGGCTTCGACTCCCTGGCTGGCCAGATCAACCCCGACATTCCGGTGGTTGCACCCGTGTCCGGTGCGGTTCTGTCCGACGCCTTCGGGCTGATCGAGCGCCACGACCTCCGGGTCGCCCGTGTATACATGAACGCCCGTGACTACGCAGACCTCCGCAAGTTCGGGCGGGACATCCTCGACATCGAGAGCCAGGCCACCCTGCTGAAGACCGGCCTGATGGCGACCCTTTGGGGCGCTCAGATCATCGTCAGCCGTCTGGTGCCGGTCGGCACCGTGTACGTTTGCTGCGAAGGGGAACACTTCGGGAGGATTCCGGTTCGTACGGAACTCACCGTCCTCAGCGCCGACGACCCGAAGGCACGCACCATCGGTTTCTCGGTCTTCGAGAATTTGGGCATCGGGGCGTTCAACCCTCGTGGCCTCACCCGCCTCACTATCACCCGCGCATAGTCCCATAATTTCGGGGGGTTTGGGCGATGCCTGAACCCCCCGAAGTTGTTCTCCCATCCAGATTTCCGTTGCTAAGATAGCCCCAGGACGGTGCGTTCAATGGGATCTGCCTGTCCCTGATGCTCCTAGAAACCTGTAGAAACCCTTTTAGGTTTGTGTTACAGTGGGATCCTGATAGGGGGGTGCATGAGGTGGTATGAAGCAGCCGGGTTGGGCAGGCAAGGGTTGTTTGATCTGTACCAGGAAAAAACGGACAAGGAAATAGCAGCAACGTATGGGGTTACAGATGCCTCCGTGTTGCAGGCCAGGAGGGGTTTTGGCATTCCTAGCCTGACGATGAGAGAAAGGCGGGAGCTTGTAAACCCTCCTGAGAGAAGCCTTTCCGATCTGACCCCTTCTGCCTTGGCTGATTTGTATAATCAGATGGGCGATGTGCAGATTGCTAAGATATTTGGGGTTGCCAAACCAGCCATTCAGAGACTGAGACGGAGATGGGGCATTGCACCGTTGTCAAAGGCGGACCGCTCTGTGATACGTTCCGTTGCCTTTACAGCGGAACAAAAGGAAATTTGTATCGGGACCGTGTTGGGAGATGGGCACATTCTAAGCAGGGGGGTTCTTAAGGTGGCCCATTCGATTAATCAGCTCACCTATACGAGAAGGATGCACAGCCTTCTGTCCCCCCACACCCGTCCAATGTTTTACGAAGAAAAAAGGATGCGAGACAGCGGGGCTCTTACTTTCGGGTTTGGCTTCTGTACCGTACAGCATCCATGGTTAGCGCATCTGAGAGAAGTGTTTTACCCATACGGGGTGAAGGTGTTTCCTGATGATGTTCTACGGAATCTGACTGCTCGGTCTCTAGCCTACTGGTATTTCGATGACGGTCACTTGGCTGATGGACTTCCAAGTATAGCTCTCGGGGACTTTACGACCGACGAAGCGCAGCGGATTATCGAAACTGTACGGGACAACTTCTATTTTGATGCATACCAGAGGGTTTCCTCCTCAACATGCAAGGTGTTCAGGCTTAGGGCTCGATCCGCCGACTCCTTTTACGCCTTGATTCGGGACTATGCGACTCCTGATATGTTCTACAAGTTGCCGCCTCATCATCGGCCTATTGGGGTGTCCTCTACAGCACTTATAACTCCTGTGACGGTGCCACTGAGTCCTGATCTACCTCAGAGCTTAAGAAGTCGGTCTAAGCAGTGGACATCCTTGGGCAACACAGAACGTCGTTGTTTGGTAAAGGATGTGGTTGGGTATTGGCGTGGGCAGGGGTTCCCCCATTCGGAAGCCAAGGTGGCCGAGTTGTTCACATTGTCAGGGCTGGAACAGGCTCAAGTGATTCAGGGGGGTGTTATTAAGGCCCGCCAGGTGGGACAGGCCCTTTGTCATGCCTTTTGCCCTCACATATGGAAGGCTCGCAACTGGGACGGCACCCTGAGTCCCATGGCTATCTTCCAGGATGACCGCATGTTGGGGGAGGCGTTACGACGAGGACTAGACGCAGATTATGTGCCAAATGGGGCACAAGTTCGGAGAGCGGTTCGTTACTACAAGAGGTCCGGGGTCTATAATTTCAGACCGTCAGCGGCTAAGGTACTGGTGGATCGTTATTGTATTCCCGGTGGTGTTGTGTGGGATCCTTGTGCTGGATACGGGGGTCGGATGCTTGGCACGGTTTTGTCGAAGCAGCGCCCACAGTATGTGGCATGTGATCCCCAACCCGAGACCTACGTGAGTCTCCTAAAATTCCAGGACTGGTTGGATGATTACGTCCCTGGGGTTACACAGAGAATTAGTCTTCACAACATTCCAGCGGAGGATTTTAACCCCCCTGACGTTGATATGGTCATGACATCTCCTCCTTACTGGAAGAAGGAGATGTACGGGGATGGTGCAAACCTGGCAGGTAATAGATATCCCACATATGAGGCATGGCTGTCAGGGTTTTGGGTGCCTGTCCTTCAGAAAGCTGCGGATGCCCTTAAGCCGGGTGGTTGGTTGGTTCTGAACGTCGATGATTTTAAAATCGGCAGGAAGGAATACTCCTTGATTCGGGATACCCTGCGGGTTGTCGAAGGTACCGGGGTGTTTGAGAAGCCTGAGACATACATTTACGCCATGCCTATCGGGAAGGACCAAGAAAATGCTGAGAAGGTCTTTTGTTGGGTGAAAAGGGGGGTGCCAGAGGGGACGTCTACGGGCCACCAAGGTGCCGTTGTCGTTAGTGCCGAGAAATGTGTAGGCTGTGGGGGCATCTTTCCGAGTCACCTGATGGAGAAGGGGCGATGCGTCAAGTGTGTAGCAACACCCGTGAAGCGTTTGTGTAAGGGGTGTGGGAAGGAGTTTGAGCCAACTCGGGCGGACCATGAGTTCCATTCGAAGAATTGTCACGCCAGGTGGAGACGTCGGGAATACAGGAAGACGCACCCGGCAAAAAAAACACGGACGTTCGTATGTGTAGACTGTGGCAGGAAATGGCAGACGGAACTGTTGGGGCATTTTACCCGTTGTCTGTCCTGTGCTGAGATTAAAAAGAACCATGCTCGGGACAAGCTGTGTCAGTACCATAAGTGCAGGAGGCCGTTCCATGACAACTCCCCCAAGAATTCCATGCAGTATTGCCATCCTGAACACAGAAGACGAGAAAAGTTGTTTCGATTGGGGCAGGCACCGGAAAAATTCAGGAAGGACGATCCAGTGTTGGGCTAGCCCTTCAGTTCGGGTGCATGCTTTTCCAGCCACGCTATAGCGACCAGGGCTGCAGGGCCTGGGATGCCTCCCAGCTTGAGGGTGGGGACGGACAGTTTGAGGTATTTGTAGAAGAACGTCAGGTGTGCCTCATCCAGGCCGTAGTTTCGGGCAGCATTCACGTAGCCTTCGACGGGGGGGACCTTTCCCCGGTGCCAGGTTTCCATGTTCATGCTTGTTCTGTAGGCTTCTCCTTCGTAGGTGGCCCGCCATGTCTGGTCAAGAAGGTACCGCACGGGGAAGAGTGCGTCTCGGGCTTGTACGACGTGTTCGTGTTCATGGGCACAGATGACCATCTGAGCCCATAAGCCGTGTCCAGGGGCCGCTACGCCTACCGTGAAGGGTGTGTAGATGGTTCTCCCGATGGTGGTGGTGAATTGGGTCAGGAAAGCGTCTTTGTCCAGGATGCCCATCACATCTAGGACACGCCCGATGAGTTGCATTTCTTCCGCTGACGCTTTGTTCTGAACTTCCGATCCATAGGTCTCGGTCATGTGTGTCCAGAGTGCTTTGACTTGTTCCGGTGTCGGTTTCATTCTGCATTTCCCCAGAGGCAGGAGTGCCCCTCCGTTGTTTCCGCACAATACCATCCGTCCCCTATGTTGCAGTCCATCATGATTATCCAGTGACCCTGAGGGCTGCACAGTTCTACCCTGTTGTCAGTAGAACAGCGGGAGCGGTTGGCGGGGGCACACTCCTCTCCTTCTGGTGCAAGGGGGCTGCACCCCATAAGGCACAGGAAAAATAACGTTAGTAGTTTTTTCATCTTGATTCCTCCTCCTTTCAGTGTACCCCGAAATCGGAGGTGGTTTCGGTAGAAGTATGATAAACGGCATCTTAGGTAGGGCCTGTTGTTTGTCCCTTTGGGCGAAGTCACAGAGGTGGCCTACATGTGGGGGATGCCTCGTGCCTGAGACCTTCAGAAACCGAGACTGTGTGACGTTTAACAAGTCCGACACAGTCACGTCTGAGGTAGATGACGCTCTGGCTACTAATGGTTGGCCCGGCGGCGTGGCTGTTAACTGGGCTACTGACCCGGTAGAGCGGTTCGCTGTGACTCGGTCTGATGGAGCTGGGATGGGGTTCCTCCTCAAAGGTTCCGATGAGGTTGGGGACAGGTACACGGCGCAGACCAGGAATCAGGTGTACTACAGGGTGGCGACCCTTTGTTTCGGTGGCTGGTTGATGATGACGACTTCCTTCGAGCGTTACACCTGGGCGTCTCGTCAAGTTGGACCCCTGGTGGAGATTCCGTATGCTGAGAGCGACCGTTTGCACTTTTCCAATAGGGGCTTGTGGACGAACGAGGATGAGTGGACTCTTTCCGGTGACCCGAGAGCACCTAATTCACAAGTGGTGGGGACTGTGATGCAGGTGCCCACCGTAGCCAACGACCACTTCATAACCATCCAGACGTTGCTGTAATGCCTGAGATCATCAGAACACGAGACTGCGTGGCACACTTCAAGGGTGATGCCTACCCCGTGGCCATCTCAGACGTCCTGATTACGAACGGGTGGCGTGGTTGCCAGGGTGTGATGTGGACGGACTCCCCTGAAGACGAGTTCATGGTAACTCTCTCTGACGGTATGTTTGGTGGGTTCCTTCTTTGGGGGTCTGACGAGGTTCCTGACATGTTTACGGGGATGTCGGGGAATCAGGTCCGAGAGGGTTATGGTATTTTGTGTACTGGGGGCTGGTTGTTATCCACCCCTGTGTTCGAGCAGTTCACATATGCCAGTCGGGTGGGTGGTCCTCCATTGGTCCCCCTCGTTTACACTGCGGGAGAGCGCCTCTTGTTTTCCCTCAGGGGTCGATGGACAAATGAGGATGAATGGACCCTGTCTGGTGATCCTAGAGCGCCTAACGATAACTTTGCTGGTAGTGTCTGTCAGCCCCCTCGGACGCTGAACAACAACTGCCTAGTTCTGACGACGGTTTTGTAATGGCAAGAAAACTCATCACTGAGATCGTCCGGGCACGGGACAGCATCGTCTTCTACAAGGTGGACTCTACGACCGTCACAATAGATCCGGTTATGTTGGCTGCGGGGTGGTCCGGTGGTCAGGGTGTGCAATGGGTTGCAGGGGTCGATGACGAGCGCACAATAACCTTTTCTGATGGTCGGTTTGGTGGTTTCCTTATCTGGGGTTCCGACGAGCTTGCAGACCAACTCACTGCTGTCACGGATAGTCAGGTGGCTTACCGATACACCACAATGCTGTTCGGTGGGTGCCTCTTTTCTACCTCTACCTTCGAGCAGTCCACCTACGCCTCCCGGTTGGTGGGTCCGCTGGTCCCTATCGTATACCAACCGAACGACGCCCTGTACTTCTCCCTCCGGGGTTGGTGGACGAATGAAGACGAGGCCACCCTTTCCGGGGCTGCCTATGCTCCGAACGCCACTGCTGGCTTTGTCGCCCAGGTCCCAAAGGCGAGTAATAATTTTTATATTGGGATTCAGACACTCTTGTAGATGGCGGGTACAGTAGAGGCGGTACCTGATCTGCCAGAAGCAGGAGGAGTTTATGGAGATCCAATTTGTCGCTGGTGAGTTTCAGCAGTTCCGAGTGTTGCACAAGGTCCATCTGGGACAATTTTCGTTAGACATCCCCGAAGAAGCAGTGGTCGAGTTTGACGGGATG